ATGAAAAAGAAAAAAGGGTTTACACTTATTGAGCTAATAGTGGTAATGTCAATTTTAACCACGTTTTTAGGGTATAGCTTGATAAACTTTAAGAGCTTTTCTAATATTCAAAATGATGTTGATGTACAGATATCAGGCAACACACTGGTGGATTTTATTGTAAATTCTAAGAAGTACTGCAGGGATAATAATGTAAGTGGTTATATATATTTTATTACAAACAGAAATACCGCACAGTTTTGTTCAAATACAAATGTTATAAGTTGTGTAAAGTTGCCCAAAAACTTTAGTGATTTAAGTGTAAATATAAAAGGAGGTAAAATATTTATTGATAATAGAGGATTTACTGGGGATGCATGTACAATAAAATTTAAAGATAGCAAAGGAGGTTTACACAATATTACGATATGTGTAGGAACTGCGACTGTTACTATTTAGTTAAAAAAGAATAAAAGCCCAAAGAGGCTTTATTCTAATAACTCAATCTGAACTTCTTTAAGTTTTAAATCAACGGTGATTTTTTTGACTATAGAGCTTAGGAGAAATCTCTGTTCTTCTATAGTTGTACAATTTTCCCATGACTTTTTAAAGTTTTTAATATTGTTGTAAGATATTTTTTTATTTAGTTCTTTAATATCCAATTCTTCTTGGCTATTCTCTAACATGCTTAGTTGTTTTTTTAATTCAGCATTCTCTAAACTCAATCTATTCAACTCATCAGAAATATATCCGGAAACTTCGGATGAAAAATTAGACATCTGTTTTATCAAGTTCTGTATTGCAGTATCGTTCTTTGAAATTTGCTTTCTAGCTTTCTTAATTTCATTTTTTTTCGAATCATTATTCTTGTCTTCATTTATCTTAAGCTCAGACTTCAATAACTCTTCATCTACGCTTAATTTATTTAGGTACCCTAGAACTGTATCCTCTAAAAGTTGTTTGCCGATGTAGCCGTTTTTGCAGCTTCGTGCAGTGCCGGCGGAAAGACATCCATAATACATATAGCGATCATTGCTGCCTTTAATTGGGACTCCGTACTTAACTGTTAAGGTTTTGCCACATGTAGAACATCTAATTAAGCCTGTTAAATAGGAATGATAAGAAGTTACCTTGAAATAGCCAAATCTATAACGCTTATCCATCATATTTTGAACTTTAAGCCAATCTTCTGCTGAAATAACACCTTTGTGCCTTGAAACGGAGTAGATCCATTCTTTTTTGTCTCTGGATTTGTTTCCAGCTATTTTCTGATTATATATAAGCATTCCATTGCCATTCATTTCTCCAACGACTAAACTACCATTAGCCTCTAAATATTGTTTTACATTATTGTTTGTGATTACATAGTAAGGAGATCTAAGTATTTTACTTATTCTATCAATGGACCAATCACGATATTGAAAGCCTATATTTTGCTCAGTCAAATGATTTAATACCTGATATACACTTCTTTTTTCTAAGTATTTTTGGTATATTATTTTTACAATTTCCATCTGTGGTTCATTATGAACTAAATAGCTTACTTGCTTACCGTTTTCTACTATTCTCTCTATATCAAATCCCAGCATTGTACGTCCACCGAGGTATCGTCCTGTTTTGGAAAGTTCAAGCATATTATCTTTAACACGCTCCGCTATGGTCTCACGTTCTAATTGTGCAAATACTGAGCTTATATATACCATTGCTCGTCCCATTGGAGAACTGGTGTCAAACTGCTCTTTAATGCTAACAAAACTTACATCATTTTTAGTAAGAGATTCAAGTGTATTTGAAAAATCAGCTACATTTCTGCTGATCCTGTCCAATCTATAACACATCAAGGTATTAAATTTCTTCTTTTTTAAATCCTGCATCATGCGTTGAAATTCTGGTCTTGAAGTGTTTTTACCAGAGTAGCCTTCATCTTCATAAATAATAAATTCATTTATCTTTAGATGATTTATTGCATACTCTTTACAGAGCTGTATTTGATTATCAATAGATTCACCTTTCTCAGTTAAGACTGACTTTCTAGAATATATTGCTGCTATCATATTTACCCCCTGAAGTTCAAAAAATAATAAAAACCCAATACAAGTGTTAACTTATATGGGTTTCAATGAACCTCTAATTATACGGGCTTCGATGAGCCTCATGGTTTCTAATAACAATATAGCAAACCTATGTTTAGTTGTCAATCAATGTTATTTGAGAAGTCATAATAATTATATATGATAATCTTCATAAAGGCTTATATACAGAATATCATATTACTTTCTTTTGTACATTAACCTTTCTAATAAATTTGTTCCTTTCTTGGGTTAATTCAGCCTCCCTATCAAATAAAATATTCTTATTTGATTCAGAAAAATATGCAACTTGCTTTAAAAAATTATTGTTGTCAAAGATATATTCGAAGGTTAGTTCTTGTTTATCAACTGTACATTTTATTTCAGCTATTATCTCTAAATTATTTTTACGAAAATTAATTTCATGATAATTTTCTAATTTAAGATTATTTAATAAGTTGTATGGTGTGACAAGATGATTATATGTAAGATTATAGATATTGTTAAACAATTTATCCATTTTCATCCCCCTTATACTATATGATCTAATTATAATATTCATTGATAATTTTTTCAATGTAATCCGTTAATTCTGGAAGAACGATAAATGCATTGTTGAAATCTGAATCTGTCCAATCTTTACGGCTTCGACCAATCTTATTTTTAAGATAAGTATTAAGGTACAATGCTAGCATAGCGGCATTTTCTTTTACTTTGTTTGGTATATACCAATATTTACCTTCAAATAAATTGCAATCTTTAAGATCATCACCTTGCTTATCAATATTAAATTCTTTAATAAGTTTTGGTACTATGACTTCTCTTATCTCTTCATCCAAATTTCTCTTCTTGTTTTTATATAACAAATCAGGTCTTCCCAATATACTATCTTGATTTTGAGATTGAACGTAAAGTAATTCAGCTTGTTCTTCTGTTATATTTAAGGTTTCAGATAAAGTTTTAATTTTTTCTTTGGCGTTTATACTTTCCTCTTCACTTTTATGAATTAATTCGGTATCAAGGTAATTTTCAATTTGATATGAAGAACTCCCATATTCTTTTGCATCACCTAATCTAATCGGAGATGATGAGCCATCTCCTGAGTTGTCTGAGCCATCAGTATCAAAATCGTTGTCCAATATCTCATCATAATTTCTTAGAATTTTGATAATTTCACTTTCTTGAATTTCAACTTTGTATTTTTCCCAAAGTTTATCTAATTCAAGATCTTTATGAGAGACAATTTGAGCAATATTGTCATCTGCAGTTCCACCTTCTATATACCTCAACACTCTTCCAATGAATTGAGCATAAGGTAATTCATTCCTAAAAGGTCTAAATATTGCTGCTACCGAAAGATAAGGGTGGTCGTATCCTTCACCGAGCATTGCAACGTTTATCACTGCTTGCACTCTATCATTCTCTATATCTTTAAAGGCTTGATCCTTTTCTTCTTTTGGTAATGTACTGTAAATTAAAGCAGTATTAATGCCTGCATCTTCATATAATTTAGAAATTTGTTTTGCGTGCTTAATACTACAGGCAATTGCTATTATTTTATGTGGGAACTTGCTGTTTTGTAATTTTTTATTTAATAATTCTATACTGGAGCTAACAACATTTTTTGAACACTCAATAGAATAAGCTATAGATTTTGTTACCCAATCAGAATCTTTTAAATTCATAGAATATATTTCATCAATGCTATACTCTATATCATCATCATCCATTGTTAAACGTAAGTCTTCAGGTATATATTTTATATTTTGAAGACTTTTAGCGTAATTATTTACCATTGCTCTACTAAGTGGATATTTATAAACCAATTCACCGTTTATAGGTTCATTATCTGTTCTTATTGGAGTACCTGTAACTTTTAGCACTTTTGCATCATTAAAAAATTTTATACATTCCACCCAAGTTTCAGCAGCAGAATGGTGTGCTTCATCAATTATAATAAAATCAAAAAAATCTGATTCAACTCTTCTTGTTAGTGAAGATTCTAATCTTGATTGGAGTTTGTGCACATTTAAAATTACTATATTGGCAGAATATAGAACTTCATCAGGAGTATCAAAGCCCTCATACTCAATAACATTAGGTAATTGAGATGGTGAATTAAATACCTTTCTTTTTAACCAAAAATTTTTATAATTCATTGGATTAAGATTTTCAAGTACAGTATTTCTTATAGTTGTACCAGGGGTAATGATCAAGACTCTTTTTTTTGCTATGCCATAAGGTGCAATTCCCATAAGTCCAGTTTTACCAACTCCAGTAGGGAGAATTATTAAAGCATTTCTGTTGGAATAGTCAGATTCAAAATATTTCTTTAATTCAATGTATGACTCAATTTGTGGTTCTCTTAGTTCAGGATTTCTTGTTATATTAGGAATTGATGCCATAAAATAATTTTGTCTAAATGGAATACTCATATATACGCCTCCAAATTTATATTTAATACGTTTCGACACAATACAATAAATTACGACAAATTACATAAATGATAAATTTTACCGTTAAAGGGTAAAAAAAATATAATCAGCTGTATAGGTCAAACTTAAGCTTTATTAATCCTGAGTATTTTGTTCACTGTATTATTTTCGAATTTTTCTTCCGAGCTTCTCTCAAGCATTTTTTTGTATATTCATGGGCACCGTTTAGCAGGCCATATACTTCCTCAATAAAATTCTTATTTTCATTAAGCACTGGTATAGTTACTGTATTCTGATCTCTTGGTATGGACAAATTAGCAGCGATAGGGTAAGAAGATACGGGGCAGTCGGATAAATTATATTTTGATATATTAAAATATGGTTCATTGTAAAGTTCAATTAATATTGCATCTAACATTTTAATATAAAGATTGTATTCACCTTTGATATACCTATGATTGGTAAATCCAACTGATTTCGAAATAAGAATCAAATCTTCTGATGTTAAGCTCTGCTTAAATATGTATTTTGTAAGAAGATATATAGAAGCCTCATTAGATAGCTTGTTTATATCTATATTCTTTAGGAATAGAGCTAGTTTATCAGGTCTCTTTTTAATTATAGCTGAAAGCATTAATGCTAGATTTGAATAATGACTAAAGGAATTATTGTCATGATGTTTCCTGAGTTTGATTATTGTATCATAAGCAGAATCAAAATCACCATTAAATAAATGCCTTTCTAATCCGTAATAAAAAAGGAATACATATCCGATATCGACTTGCTTGTCAATGTTTGTTAACCAATTTAAATAAATCCATCTTTGATTCTCATCTAACCCCCTATAGCTGGGCCAATATGGTGGACTGAAAATGGAATTTAAATTTTGGGGCTTTTGCACTCTTAAATTTCTATATAAAAGGCTTGGCTCATCTCTAAACGAGGAACTAAAAGAGAAAGTGAATTTAAATCCATTTTCTTGGAATACCTGTTCAGTGTATTCTTTTTCATAATTTTTATATTCACCATCAGCAAACCAAATTAATTTGAAAACATCATCCGGAATTGTACCGCCGATATCTTTAGAAATCTGATTCCATGAAATTAAAGTGTCCTTTTTTACATGGAGAACATCTTCTGCAGTATAGGTTTCTGCAGATTCTTCACTTTCATCGATTTTATTATCTGAAGCTTTTGTCGTGGGTGGAGATGTTTTTAATATTTGGTAAGCTATTACAATGACTGAAACTATTAGTATTAGGAAAAAGATTAAAATTTCAGGATGAACGATAACTAAAATGATAAAAACAAGTATTGCTATAAATGGCAGTTGAATCCCCCCAAACTATTTAATTTGTTTAACCATATGTGAAAATAATTCAATAAGCTGAATTACTTGATTGCTATCTAAACCATGTTGTATAGACTTTTCTATTACATCATTCCAGCTTTCATCTGACATTTCTTTTGCATTTAAAAACCTTTTATATTCGCTAATTGAAGGCGGATTTTTTTCTATACTTATTAAGGTGCCAATTATTTTATGATTTGAACTAATAGGTATATCTGAATAATTCGGATTAGCAGCTCTTAATACAGGAGTCTCATTTTCTTTAATAAAGAATTTAAGAGTTGCAGTCCAATCACCTTCATTAATTCCACAGGCAACTATATCCCCATTATAAGCAGTGCTTGCTTGTCTTAGAATTGCTAAATCTCCATCATGAATTCCTACCCAAGACATAGAATCCCCAGTTATTCTAAGTGCAAAGTCAGCATTTAAGTCAGCTGCTACTTCAACTTCTGTTTCCCAGTTTTCAGTTGCAAGTAGAGGAATGCCAGCTCTTATTTTTCCGAGAATAGGTATAGTTTTTATTGCATATTTAATTTTATTTTCTAAAAGATAATCTATAGAAACATTAAAATAATTAGATATATTTTTTAACGTTTCTGTATCAGGGAATCTCATATTTGTTTCATATTTTGATAAAGCTGAATATGTTATGTTTAAAGCGATTGCTAAATCTTCTCTGGAAAGATTAGATTGGTCTCTTAATTGTTTTAATTTATCTCCAAATTCCATTAATAGCACCTCCTGACGTAATAGTAACACATATTGTCCAAACTAAAAATAACTTAGACAAAATGGGGAAATATATATTGACATTGGACAAAATGTCTTTTATAATAAAAATATAAATTAGACAAAACGTCCAAGAAAGGGGGATATTCATGAGAGATAGCCTAAAAAAAGCAAGGATTGAAAACGGGTTTACTGTTGTCGATATTTCTAAAAAGTTAAATATATCAACATCTTTTTACTATAAGATAGAAAGTGGATTAAGAAATCCAACAATAACCTTAGCTAAGGAAGTATCAAAACTGTTGAAGAAGGATATAGACTCTCTTTTTTTTAACAACAATTTAGACGAAATGTCCAACAAATCTGCTTAATGCAAAAAATCATTACTTACACTGTAAACCATTAGCCAGTAGATAAAAACAGGGTGGATTCTACAATTTGAGAGGAGGCGGACAAAGTGGAATTAATATCTGAAAGAATTATCAATATTGATGAATTAGAGGCGAGAATAGCATCTGCTCGCTGTAATGCAGACAATGTTGAAAAATTTATTAAAGGGAAAGATTACAGCAGGGCAGAAGAAATTGCTAAAATACTTGCATTACAAATGCATGAGCTTGATTGCTTTGAGTTTCAAATTGAACATAGAAAGATTCATCAAGTTTGTGAATAGCCATCTTTAGCGATGTCTATAAGTGGCTTAAATGAACTTAATTCATTGCATGGATAATTCTTGCAAAATGCATATAGGACTAATGTTCTATTTCTCTTATGCTCAGGTAATTTATTATTTTCTATTATTGGGCAAATTCCATATAAAAATTCTGCTTCATTTGGATTAGTACAATTATTGGTAAATTTATACTTGCCTGATATAGATAAATCAATATTCCAAAATGAACAATGGATTCTTTTGCCAATTAATGTGCAATATTGCATAGTATCACCTCCCTTATGGTGATAATTCTACAAAATATTGTAAGAACCTCTAAAAGCAAAAAATATTACCGCAGAACCTTTGAGGTAGTCCTGCGGTATTCAGAAAACGAAGGGAGAGGGTATATAAATAAAAAAACATCATGGTTTTTTATATTTTTTTCACTTGTAGATAAAAAGTAATTAAACTCTACAGGTTACAAAGTGAAAATTTAACAATTCTACGAGGGAGGGGTTTGAAATGACATTAGGTTTGGCAATTAAAGAGGCAAGGCTAAACCGAAACTTTACTCAAGAAGCTGTTGGGGCAATGGGGTTTTGTTCCGGGAAAATGATATCGGCCATAGAAAGGGGGGAGAGACAGGCAAATTTTGATGTGCTTGAAAGGATAACATCTCAGTTAGATAATCCAAGACTATATTTTGAAGCTTCAAGTGAAATCACAGGAGGAGTATTTTCAGCAAATTGGCTAGATGGAGATGCAGCTGACCTTCATAGATCAAGTGTAAAAGATAAAGTCCTGGAGGAGCTTGCGGAGGCAATAAACTCTATAAGCATAATTAAAGCCTATAAAAAGCCTAAAGTTTGTACCAAGGAAGATTATGAATACGTACAAGCTAGTATACAACAGGCAATAGATGCATTTGATGCTAGTGCCATTTATATTGCAGTAATTTGTAGTGATTATGGGATCGACATTAAAGAAATGTTTCAGATGCATAAGACAAAACTTGTTGAAAAGCAGTATATAAAAAAAGAACCCTCGGGAAAGGGTCTTCGATAAGAATGTTTTTTAAATAGGTACTCGGTAAAGCACCTTAATGTGATTATAACATAAGCAAAGGGGGAATGTAAATGAACGGTTTAGTGCCTATAGAATTTAAAAACCAAAGGATAATGACAACCAAAGTATTGTCAGAACAGTATGGAACTAATGAGCAAAACATAAGCAAAAATTTTACTAGGAATATAGAGAGATTTATAGAGGGCAAACACTTTTTCAAGTTGGAAGGTGAAGAATTAAAAGAATTTAAAGGGTATGTACTTAAATTGAAAAGATAAGGGAGGCTAGTTAAATGAAGAGTAAGAGGCAAAGAGATATAAAAGTCAGCATAGTAAATCCACAAGCTATACCACAGGCAAGTATTAATTTAACTAAAGCAATTGCACAAATACTGCAAAAAAAATAACAAATATTGCCAAGGCAATAATAATCGGGAGAAGGACACTTAAGGAGGGTTTTTATGAATGCTTTAAAAGATATTGAGGAGTTTCGGTGTCCATCATGTAATAAATTATTTTTTAAATACAATCTCAAGGGAGAATTAAAGGTTGAAATCAAATGCACAAAATGTAAAAAAATTTCAACATTAATAGTTGATAGAAAAAATTAGTATAGAGAAGCAAAGGTTAAAGTATTGGGGGGAAAGGGATGATAAAAGCTCTTTTGGAAAAAGAGATTGGACAATCTATATCAGATGCTGACTTTGCTGTAATCATGCAAATGACTGGTGACGATATAAGGTTTAACAGGATTGGATTTAACAAAAGAACTAATTTAAAGGAATTCTTAAGTATAGCAACAACAAGTGAAGCAGTTTTCAAGAAATCTGCATAGAAATTAAATCAAGTAAAGATAAACATAGATTATTAATAAACAATTCTACAAAATTAAAAATCTAAGGAGGGTTTTTTATGGAAGATAAAAATCAAAAAGCGGTTACAAAACTAGGAGATGGGGATGTTTTCATTAAAAGGACATCGTCAGGAGCAGTTAAAGCAGTAAAAGGTAGACTAAAGCTCGAGGAAAAGAAAGGCCATCTGAGTGTAATACAAGGCAAGGCTATGATTACAGCTGCAGGTTACAATCAAATGAACACTATAGCAAGTGTAAGTATAATTACACCTGAAAAACTTACACTTCCTGATGGGCAAATGGTTGTTAATCCATATCCAATAATAGATCCTGATTCAGGAACTATTGATAAGGTTTGGGTTAAAAAGATAGGAATAGGATTTAGCCCTATAGGGAACTTGGTAATGACTAGTAGCACACTTCTTTATGATATTAAGATGTATTTTCTTCAAGACCTAAACAAAAAGATTCAAAAGAATAAAAATGCCGGGAAAATGTGTATGGAAGCAATGATTTCAGAGGATGAAAAAAAGGCAGGTATGTTTTTAAGAATTCAAGGATTAATGGGAATGTGGGTAAACCTAAATGATAGTGATGTACTCAAATGCATGGACACTTACATTCAGAATAAACTTTTTGCGGAAAGAAAAGCCCAGACCATAGCTGAAAGAAACTGTTTAAAGAAACATCCTGCACTCGCACAGGTTTATGTTGATGCAGCAGGAGGAGAATATAACCATTATGGGTTTGTAGATGTAATTGGATATAACCATGACCTAACTAGAGAGGATTTATTAAGATTAGCACAGATGGCAGAACAGGGGGAAAACTTGGGCGAATATAAAGGTGTAAGAGTTGATTTCATAGATGCGAATGTAATTGATGAAGTAAGCGAAGAAGATGTAATGACTGCAAGAGATGAAGAAGAAGTAGTAAATGAATTACCTGAATCCACCGGAACACCAATGCAACAGATAAATGTACAGCAGAGAGAGAAAGTTGCAGTTAATCCTATAGAGGAAGAAAAGAATAAAAAGCGAATTATGGCTGACCTTGAATCTGCAAGAGATATTCTAGGTGATAAAGTATTTAACAAAATTATTGAAGATAACTTTAAAAAACATATAGATCAACTTTCCTCATCACAGTTAGATATGGCGAAGACCTTGATTAATTCAAAGATTGACCAAGGCGGTGAATTTTAATGAGTAAAAAATTAACTGAAATCGTAATGACAAATATTAAAGGCCAAAATTCAATTCAGCAGCTGACCGGTAAAGATATAATATGTGGACCTAATGGAGTTGGTAAGACAACTAGGATACAAGCATTAGGAATTGCACTTATGGGATATGTTCCAGGGAAAGGTAAGAAACCTGATGAAACATTTAAGCTAGCAAATTCAGACACTATGGAAGTAGGTCTGAAAACTGATAGTTTCAGCTTTGCTAGGGAATTTAAAAAGAAGGTTACAAGAGGTAAAGAAGGGTCAACAAAAGTTAGTATACAGCAATCCGTCAATGTAAGTCCTTCCAAAGGTGAAAGTAAAATAGTTGAGAAGGAAGCAAGAATAATTGGTGAGCTTGGCAATTTGCCAGTAATGTTAGACTTTAATGAATTTCTAACTCTTTCAGATTCTAAAAGGAGGGAGTTTATCTATAACTTAGCAGGCTTTGATAGTACGGAATGGACCAAAGAAAGAGTGAAGTATTACATAGAAAGAAGTCTTTTGACTGTAGAATTTGAAGTAAATAATCCAGAGCAGTATGAAATTGTGAAAGAAATTATAACTGAAGCTCTTAATGAATATCCAGATAATTATGATATATCAATGGGACTACAGAGCATGATTGACTGGACAAAAACCAAGTTAAGTTACTGGAACGATGAGAAGAAAAGTTCTCAGGCTGCAGTTCAGAAGCTAGCTGAATTGAAAAATCAGTTATCGGAAACTGATAGAAATTTGAAATCAAACAAGGATGAGCTTGAAAAATTCCAAGATGATCTTGTGAAAGTTGAAAAGCAGATATCAGAAGATACCCAAAGGAAAAAGAACATCGATGCTAGGTTAGAAAAAATAGAGCTATTAAAAAAGACCATGGTTGAAGCGAATGCCAAAGAGTGCACTATTGATATAACTGCAACACAAAATAGCATCAATGCAGCAAAAGAAAAAATCAAACAAGTTGATAACTCTTCTAAAATTGTTGAAGTGCAAAAGCAGATATCAGAAATTATTTTGCAGCTTAAACCAATAAGCAAGGATAAAGAAGATGTTAAAACTAAGGGCATAGAGATTAGAACCCAAATTGAAACTACTAAAAAAACACTGGAAAGTGTTAAAAGTGTTGGTAAAACTTGTGTATTAGATACAAAAATTAAATGCGATAAAGATTTTAGTAAATTCATTGCACATACGGAAGGGCAAATAAAAACTTGGGAAATTCAAAAGGACATACTTGGTCAAACCTTTGTAGAACTCAATGAAAAAGAGGCAGCTCTTCAAAAGAAACAGGAAGCATTAAATACTAATATTCAGGAACTGCAGCATGAAGAGCTGAATGCCAATAGAGCAAATAACATTTTGAATTCAGAGATTAATAAGCTTGAAAGTCTTTTGAACCACGCAAGATCCTTCGATGAGATAAAAACACATAAGGTTGAAAACTTAAGGACCGAATTAGAAAAATTGCAAAATGAAAAGATTGAGCCAATAGCTCCATTGGATATCCTTCAAAAACAGTCTGATGGCATTAAAACACAAATAGATGATCTTAAAGTAAAGATTCATGACCAGGAAGAGGCTAGAACAACCCTTTCAAATCTGAAAAGTAGCATGATAGACAGCAAGAAAGCAGATTATTATGCAGTATCCTTCAAGTCTCTTGATGAAACTCTAGGGGCCAAGGGATTACAAGGCGAACTGGTTAAAGAGACTCTGGAGCCTATACAGAGCGAAATACAGACCAATCTAAATGCCATGGGTGTTAATAATAATTTTTACTTCAGTACTGAATCGGAAGGCGGTAAAGAGATCTTCCAGTTTGGATGGAATGACAGATTTGGTGATAAAAGAAACTTTGATGCATTGAGCACTGGTCAGCAAATGATTTTACTAATTGCAATGCTAACAACGTTTATAGAAAAGGCTAATCCAAACTGCAGAATACTTGCTATAGATAATATTGAAAATTTAGATCCTGAAAATCTTATAAAAGTTACAAGTGGATTAAACAAAATTAGTAGTAAATTAGACAACATAATTCTCTCCGGGGTAATAAATGCTGAAAATATCGAAGGCTTCAAGGTTTGGAATTTGACTGAAGAAGGTGAATCTAATGAGCAGTCAGCTTAACGAAGCTCAAGGGAAAGCAGTAGAAAGTGAAAGTAAAGTAATTCTTTGCTTAGCGGGAGCCGGTACAGGCAAAACAAGCACTTTAACAAGTAGAATAGCACATCTTCAAGAACAAAGGATTTCATGCTCTAATATGCTGGCTTTAACTTTTACTAGGTTAGCTGGCAAAGAGATGAAAGAAAGAGTTATAAGGTTAGTTGGAGCCTCGGAAGGTGAAAAGCTATTTTGCAATACCTTCCATGCATTTTGCGTAAAGGTACTTAAGGAATACGGATACCTGATAGGCTATGACCGTGAGTTCACCATATATGACCAGGAAGACAAGGATAACATCATACAGACAATCATTAATGAAATGAAATTCAGAGCACATACGGATGAAGTAACTGAATACTTAAATAATATGTTTAATCTAAAGGCTAAAAATTACATGGATGTAAAAAGAGCTGGTGATGAATACAAAAACAGGCTATTAAGGAATAATTCAATAGATCTAGACGGATTACTAAATTACACTCTTGAATTAATGTCAAAGTATCCCAAGGTGCAGGAACAATATAATTCGCAGTATGAATATATGTTTGTAGATGAATTTCAAGATACAAATGACGTTCAGATGCAGATCATAAAAGCATTTAACCCTAAGAACCTATTTGTAGTAGGTGATGACTATCAATGTTGGGATGAGGAAAGTAATATCAATACCCCTTCTGGGATTATTAAGGTCAAAGATGTGAAGGTAGGAGATAAAGTGCTTTCTATGTCCAGGGGAGAACTAAAATATTGCGAAATTACCGCGAAAAATGAAAGCTTATTGGGTAAAAAACTTATTCTATCAATAAAAACAAAGCATGGTAAAGAGTTAAGAGTCACAAAAGGACATAAGTGTTTTGCAACTCCGGCACCATTTGGTGATTACCATTATGTTTACTTGATGTACAAGAAAAACAAAGGTTTCCGGATCGGAGTTTCATCCGGAGGTCTTGAAGGAATAATAGGTGCAAGGACAAACTCAGAAAGACCAAATAGACTATGGTTGTTGTCGCAATATACATCAAAACAAGATGCACTATATGAAGAGAGTAGATTGTCTTTAAAATATGGGGTACCGACAAATCCATTTTATCATAATGGAAGGAACCTTGGAATTTCACAGAATGAACTAGATAAAATATTTATGGAATTTGGTGAAAATGGGAAAGCATTACTAGATGATCTAGGCTATGAGTTTGATTATCCGCATTATATACCTCAAGGAACATGCCGTCATAATGAGAAGAAACTCAATGTGAATCTTATAATGAATGATCCACATGGTGTACATGTAAGCTTTGAAAATGATGGATTCAGGTTAAGAAAGAGCTTTGTAAGCTATAAAGAAGCGAGGATTTTTGCAGATCAAGTAAAACTTAAATACGAAGCTGATATTATTTATGAAAAATTTAGATATGAGAAAGGCTTATATCTAAATGTTATTCCAGCAAATCAATTAAAACTTGGAATGAAGATACCTGTAATTGAAAATGCAAAACTTATTTTGGATGAAATAATATCAGTTGTACCTTTATATGAATCTACTGTATATCACATTGAAGTTGCTGAATCGGGCAATTTAATTGCAGATGATGTAATATCACACAACTGTATATATGCATGGAGACAGGCGAAACCGGAGTATATTATAAACTTTAAGAAATATTATCCGGAGTGTGAAGTTATAAAGTTAGAAGAAAACTACAGATCAACAATACAAATTATAGAAGCTGCTAATAATCTCATAGCTCACAATATAAATCAGACTGAGAAGGTCCTTAAAGGGCATAAGGAAGGCGCGGCAATAGAGTATTTTGAGGCTGAGACCATAAGTAATGAAGTGAATATTATTCTAAGCAGGATACTTGAAGATACAAGTAATTACAGTGATTACGCAATATTAACAAGAACAAACAAGCAAATGGAGCCTTTCATGGAAAGCTTCAAAACTTTCAGAGTGCCATATCAGCTGGTTACCAATAAAGATGATCCTCTGAAAAAGAGAGATGTAAGAATGGTGCTGAATATTCTAGAAGTGCTACTGAATCCAAAGGATGATATGACACTAAAAAAGATACTTAATTTTCCTGAAAAAAGAGTTAATGACCTAAGAATGAATGAAATAGAAAAGCTCCAAGTTGATGAAGGATTAAGCTTATTTGAAACTCTTGAAAGGGTACCTGAATTGAATGATTTCATGGAACTACTGAATAACATTCGTACCAAGGTGTTTGAAGAATACTACACTGCATATGCAGCGTTCACCATTGTAACTAAAATTTTTAAATTGCAAGAAAGGTATGAGAAGGAGGGCAGGATTGCTAAAGCAGATGATTTAATTGTAGCTTCGGAGACTATATCAAAATGGCAGGAGCAGCAAAGGAATTTAGGCGAATCTCAAGAATTTTCAGCATTTATAAAATGGTTGCATATTAGAGACATTCAGGAAAAACTAATAGAGAAAAATGATGCAGCAAAATTTATGACAGTTCATGCATCCAAGGGGCTTGAATTCAAAAATGTCTTTGTAATTGGAATGAATAAGAACATATTTCCAAGCAAAAGAGGAGATTTGGAAGAGGAACGCAGATTATTCTATGTGGCAATTACAAGGGCGAAAGAGAAGCTTTATATAAGCAGAGCTAAGACAGTTCTAGGGTGGGCGAACCAGGAGATACTAACAGAAGAAAGCCAATTTATAAAAGAACTTGAAAGGGGATAATATGATGGCCGATATATTGAAACAACAGGATGAATTTAAAAATATGTTAGAAAGATATGGTAAAGCATACAAAGATTTAGGGAATGGTTTAATTCTAGTTTTGGATGGACCGTTAGTAAACATCAGGCAATATTCTTCAGACGGTTTCTGTCTAAGCTCTTATGCAAATGCTGAAGAATTTAAAGAAAAGATAGGAGGACTATTAGGAAAATGGTAAATACAGCGTTTAAAAGTCTTGTAGATGGCCTCAATGCACAAATAGGGGTTATGAATCAAAATAATCTAAAAATCTATGATTCAGATAATCCTGAATACTTTATTACCGGTATTGAATATAGGATGGAAGATGATGTTCTAATATTTAAAACCGAAGAAGATCCTGAAGCTTATTTAAAACAATAAAAAATACCCTCATTAAAGGGTACTAAGCAAGTTGAGTTGGATGAGAGCACGCCAATGCTCTTATCCTTATCTTAGCACAGAGAGGATATTATATCAATGTTCAGAATTGGGAGGTAGAAAGAATAATGGATAAATACGAAGGATGTAAAAACTGCTGCTGCTCAGACTGTGTTAATTCATGTAAAGAATGCAGAGAATGTGAAGAAGGACTTGTAGGTCCAGGTTATTGCAAGAACTATAATACTGAAGATTAAACATCATAAAAGGAAGGGTATATATGAAGTACACAATACATGGTTTCAGTCAGGAAAAATTAATAGAGTATGATTTAGATTCTACTGATGCACTAATCCTCAGATATTTCGTGGATTTCAAAGACAGTGGAAAAATGGCCATGGAGATACATGAAAACAAACCATATTACTGGCTAAATTATGATGCATTAAAAGCTGACATTCCAATCATAGGAATTAAAAGCAATGATGCTCTGCGTAGAAGATTGAAAAAGCTTGAAGAATCTGGGGTATTGGACTTTTACCTTAAAAAAGAAGGTGGAAGCTATTCTTTCTATACACTTGGAAGCAGATATTCATCATTGATTTGCAATGAAGAACACCCTACTCAAAAGTCGGACGGTCCTACCCAAAAGTCGGACGGTCCTACCCAAAAGTCGGACGGGGTCCTACCCAAAAGTAGGAGGGGTCCTACCCAAAAGTCGGACCAAAAGATCCATCTACTAGAAGACCCATCTACTAGAAATATATCTTGTTGTAGTAGTAAAGGGGAGGCCACCATACAATCAGTATTACATCATTTCGAAAAATGTGGATTTGGATTATTAAGTTCCAACCTTATCGAAAAGATTGTAGCGGATATTGATCTATATGGATCTGAATGGGTAATGGAAGCCGCAACAATATCGGATGAAAAGGGAAAACACAGATATGACTATATAAAGGCAATCCTTGAAAACTGGAAGAAAGACGGGAAAGGGGCAAAAAAGAATGTCGATAGAGACGTTGGGAGTAATAATGAACCAAGTGCATCAGAACTTTGTGATTTCTCAGGGTACGGTGCGCAGGGAGGTTAAGTACAATTGTGACATTTGCCAGGATACAACGTGGGTATTAGATGAAACCGGCACCCTTGGTAGAAGATGTGAATGTTACAAAAAAGAGATAGCGGAAAGGCTGTGGAAAAAATTTGGCATTAAGTCTGCGGATGTTAAAAAAATAAATGACTATGAGGGATATGACAATATAACGAAGTCCTTAAAAGAAAAGGCTATAGGATATGTGAGTGACTTTGATAGCATTATAAGCCTTAGAGAAAATGGATTTGGCATTTTCGGACAACCTGGGTCAGGTAAAAGCCATATTGTTATTGCTATAGGTGCAGCATTATTAAACAGAAAAATGAAGCCGGTTGAAGTAGTTTATATGCCTTATCTTGAAGTTATGAGGGAACTTAAAGCCAATGTCAACGATGATGAATATTACTTAAAGCTTTCAAGGAGATATCAAAAACCAAAGTTATTGATAATTGATGATCTCTTCAAAGATAAGGTGAATAAGGGAAAGCTGATAGGAGAACTAAAAGATACAGATGTTAAACATATTTATCCAATAATCAATTATAGATACTTGAATAATCTGCCAATGCTGGTTTCAAGTGAATGCACACCTAATATGCTGCTTGATTTGGATGAAGCACTGGCAGGAAGGATACTTGAAAGCTGTGGGAACAATATAACGGTTTTTAAAGGACCTTCATATGATTACAGAATAAAAAAATTCATAAAAAAATAGAGGAGGGCAGAGCATGAACAAAGTGGTTCTAATTGGAAGATTAACTAAGGATCCAGAGTTGAAATTTACTCCTGGAACCGGTACCGCAGTTGCCACCTTTACATTAGCCGTTGACAGAAGATTTTCTAAAGATGGTCAGAAAGAGGCAGATTTTATACCCATAGTTGTTTGGGGCAAGCAGGCAGAGTCTACTGCAAATCATTCTGCTAAAGGGAAATTGATATCAATAGCTGGCAGGATTCAAACAAGGAGCTACGATGCTAAGGACGGCACCAAGCGATATGTTACTGAGGTAGTAGCAGATGAGGTGCAATTTATAGAATGGGCATCAAGTGGACAGACCGCAGTAACATTAAAAAATCAAGAAGAATATAACGAGGTCCCTATTGATGAAGAAGGTGAAATACCATTTTAAATGAGAGTTGTATTTTTAGCAAATGAGAGGACAACCTCGAGAAATGTTATATTCAAAAAAAAAAGCCCTTTGTTAGGAGGCTAATTCGATGTTTTCTTGGCTTTTCTATGTGATGAGGTATTTTTTTCTTGAGTATCAAGTGATTCACATAGACATTCCTCAATAACATCAGGCGTTATTAGTACCGATTTTTCATTCAAATTTTCACCTTCTTTCATCAAACACTTTTATTATATGCCTATGATATTACATATATGAATTAAGAGTGAGTTAAAAATAAAAAGTTTAAGTAAAAAACTGGAGTAATTCTAGATAAAATGCACGGCAGTCAGCAATATTAAAACCAGGGAATATAATTACTCCCTGGTTACAAGATAAGTGAATACATGGAGACTTTAAAATTATATTAGGTCAAACCCAATAAATTTGTAAAATCATTACACAATGTAAATCACCTTTCTAAGAATTTATTGTGTGCAGATAAAAAGTTAATATACTGGAAATAATTTATAATAAAAATTTAATCAAAGAAAAATATTGATGAAGGAATTGGAGGGATAAGCATTGATAAACATAGGAGACAAAATAAAAGTCACATGCGGTGATTATGATAGTAAAAGATTTAGTACAACTAGAAAAGTAATCGGTAAAGTGGTTTACATTAATAAAGATTATTTTACTTTATTCGTGGAAAGGTATGGGAAGCCAGCTTATAGAGAATCTTTTCTCTTTAAAGATAAAAATTTGATTATACAGGAGGTAAATCATGGAGTTCTGGATAGAAGAAGTATGCAGGCTGTATAAGGAGGGATGCTCTTTAAATAAAGCTTGTAACTTAGTAAAACAATGGAGGAGTGATTACAAGAAAAGATAGCCTTATAACTCAAATTTGAGGGCTATGGCATGAATTACGGCTAAGTTATACTTTGACTGTATTAGAGTAATAATGTAGTAATACAATGATAAGGAGGAGAAAATGTTAAAAATCAATGAAAAGATAGATTTATCAAAGAAAGTATTGGATATTGACGTTTATAGTCCTATATTTGCAGAAATGTTGGACAACTTAAATGCGGAAATCCAAAGAACAATTAAAAAGGTTTATGATAAAGATTTTGCCAACGGTGAAATATCTTTAAAACTCAGTATTGACATACCTAACGCATTTAAAAATTTTTCCAAGACTAATGAGTTTGGCGAAGTGTTAAATGAAACGTATACTTACAGGGCACCCAAATTTGAACACAAGATAACAACTACTCTTAAAAAGCAATTTAAGCAAGAAGGCACCTATGAAGAAGAAAGAGAAGTTAAGCTGGATGGCGATAGATTTGTTGCGATACCTGTAAAAGTAAAAGATCAGCAAATCAGTATAGATGATATATATTAATTAAATGGGACAGGCTAACCACCTGTCCTTCTACAAAGGAGATGTGACATTGGAGGAATATAGGTTTTGTGAAAAATGTGGTTTAAATCAAAATGTCGAGCGTCACCATATTGTTTTTAAAGGACAAGGAGGCTTGGATTTTCCACTAAATTATAAAAATCTTTGTAAAGAACATCATCATGGGAATTTAGGACCTCATAATAATAGAAAAATCGATTTGGAGTATAAGAGAGAGCTCCAGGCTAAATTAAAAAACAAACTGACTAAAGAGTATTATAACGAAAGTGAACTGGTAAAGTTACTAGAACTTGGTAAGACACAGGCAAAAAAGATATGCAAGAAGTTTCCTCTATATAAAGAAGGTTATAAAAAAGAAGACATAATACGCAGAATAATGGGAGGACGGATATATGAACTGGACTCAGGAAGAATATGAGGAATATTTAAAACGATTAGGGAGGATAAACAAGAGAGGGCCCAAACCTAAAGAGAAAAAGCAGAAATATAACAACAATGGGACTTGGTATGACGGATTATTCTTCCGGAGCCAACTTGAGTGTAAAAGATATTGTCAGCTTAAAATTTTATTTAATGCTGATGAGATAGTAGGATTCATATTGCAACCAGAATTTATTCTGCAGGAAGGCAATGACAAAGAAAAAGCAATTACTTATAAAGCAGATTTCTTAATTTTAAATAGAGATGGTTCTTATGAAGTGGAAGATACTAAAGGATATGAATCAGAGCAATGGAAACGGACATATAAACAATTTAAACTTAGGTACGCAAATATTGAACTTAAAATTTTGAAAGAAGTTTAAATGTAAGTTTGTTTTAAAGTGAGGTGCAGCTATGGAGAACCCGGAAGAGCTATATCTGGAGGATGTAAATAATTTTATTGAGATAACTGAAAGGTTTAAATTTCTACAGGATAACGATTATTCTACAGCATATCAACTTCAAAAGGATGCTTTAGCTCAATATGACAGATGGAGCTAGATACTATTCGAAGCAAGAAGAGCAGAGATGGTAAGGAAAAAGGACCCACCATGGAAGGATAGAGTTGAGGATATGATGAGGATTCTAAATAATGTTTATACTAGTGCCCGGATGATTTGGAATAAGGCAAAAGATGATTTTAAGGAAGGTAAATATTAATTGGATGTACACTAATTTGGGTGATGCCAGTAAAAACTATAAATATGTAATGTATCTGTGTTGTGATGATAAACCTTATGGTATATATATGTATTGGTTTGATGCTAAAAAATGTACTTTTGGTGGAAGCGATAAAATGATTGCCTTTATGGATGTTCCAAAGCCCTATTTGGGTAAAAATAGGTTGAAACTTAATAATTAAATTTGCAATACAAGGAGCAGCATTAAGAGTTAAATATGTTGTGAAGGAGGTAATTTATTGAATTTTAATGAATTTATAAGAAAATCAGATTTAGAGGTGCAAAAATTTATTAAAGTTAAAGATTGTTTTGATTTAGAAAAAGTTTCAGAAAAAGACGATACTGATTTTTTTACCACGATATATTTTGTACGAAGCAATGTTACAAAAAACATATTTATCGTTAGATACTTTTATAATATTGAAGATAATGAATTTGACGAAAGCTATGTAGTATTAAGAGAAGGAGATAGCAAAAAATTTGTAGAATTTTTTAATTCATAAATTAGAAATAATATGAATCTAAAGGAGGTTCTAATTTGAACAAAATAGATAGAATTAAAGTGCATGAAAAATACGGTGGACATTGTGCATATTGTGGCAAAGAAATAACTTTATCAGAAATGCAAGTTGACCACATGGAACCAAAGCGAATTGGTGGAGCTGACACATTTGAAAACTATAATCCTGCTTGTAGGAGATGTAATCATTACAAGAGGGGTGGCAATATTGAATACCTAAGAAAAATGCTTAAAACAGCACATGAACGATTAAATAAGGACTATTTGTTCAATGTTGCTTTAGACTATGGAATTGTTGAAGTCAAGGAGTTTGATGGTAAATTCTATTTTGAAAAGTGAAAATAAGGCGAATTAAACAAGAAAGGGTGAATAAATGGAACTTATAACATTAGAAGAAGCAATAAAAAAACCAATGGAGTGTGAAGAATTTCAGTTAAAGAATTGGTTAAACATGCTTTCAGAATATATAAAAAGAGATACTCCTATGAAGATTGAAAAAGGAGTATTAAGTGGTAAAATGGTTTGTCCTAATTGTCAGAAGCTAATGGCTTTGAGAGCTGAAAATTATTGTGATAAATGTGGTCAAAAATTAACTAAGTAATTTATCTTTCAAGAATAAAGGATGCAAAGTGAAAAGCCAGAAGAATACAGCTTCTGGCAAACAATGGAGGATAAAAAATGTTTTATAAATTAACAATATTATTTTTCATCTTTTGGCATTCTAATACTATTCACTTTAGCACCCAGATATGTTTCACCTGGATCATCAGCTAAACTTGCTTCATTTTTTATAGTTATGCGTTTCGAGAGTTTTTCAGGTTTATCAATGTCTAGTGACTTAGAAAATTTTTTTTCGTCCATGATATTTATCACCTCCTCTATAATATTTTGTGTAAAAGATAGCTTAATATACTTTTATATTGATATAGATTACAAAGAAATTACAAAAGTGAAAAGCCAGAAGGTCTATTCTTCTGGCTAAATCAAATAGAAACAATAGCAATTCTAGGAACAGCTACATTGATAGTTTATTCAATTTATAAATTAATATACAAAAATTGAAGAAAATGTTAAGGGGGATACTATGTTAAATGAATATTTGTATTTAAAGAATGGTGCTGAGAGAAAATATATTGTTATAAAAATTGATGATTTAATCAAATATGTAAAAGCACCAGTTAAGTTAGCGTTGCTGGATAATGACCTCAAAGATATTCAGATGGGTAGAAAATCTGAGGGCAAAGAACCTATACCGGAATATCTAGTAATTAATACTGATGAACCATATGCAGGCTTAGTTTATAAGATAATTTTGAATAAAGTAACTACTGATGATATTCCAGAAGACCTAAAAGAAAAACTTCTGAAAGAATGTGCAGAGGATTTAATGGAAGAATTTCAACAAATACAACGGTTTGAAGGCAAAATAACAATGAAAGATGCTGCCGATATATTGCAAATAGGGGAGGAATAACATTGGGTGATTGTAAAAACTGCAGATATAAAACATGGAGTTGGTTATCCGCAAAATGTTCAACAGGGGCGTATCAAATGCTATATAGCAAAAGATGTTTTCAATGGAAAAAGGAATTTTGGTGGCAAAAGTTGTTACAAAAGTTATTCCATTGATACGTATTCCAATTAGAAAGCGAAAGATAGGAGGGAGATACATGAAAGTTTTATCACTTATACAACCTTGGGCTTCTCTGATTGCCTTGGGAGAAAAGAAAATAGAAACTCGAAGTTGGAAAACTGACTATAGAGGACCATTACTTATACATGCTGGGAAGAAAATAGACGATGATATATGTCGGCAATATCCATTTACAGATATATTGGCAGAATACGATTTATTATTCAAGGATCAGATGCCCACCGGAGTAATCATAGCAAAGTGCAATCTGGTGGATTGTTTAAAAATAGAAAATCCAGTTTATAAAGATGGGTTGTTTAGACCCAAATTAGAAAATGGACAACTTGTGGATCTTCATAATGAATATTTATTTGGTGATTACACACCTGGAAGATATGCATGGCTGCTTGAAAATGCTGAGCAACTAGATAACCCCATACCAGCAAAGGGTAAATTAAGGCTATGGGAATATCAAATAGAGTGATAAAACATGACACTCCAGATAGTTAAGGTAATCCCATATAAAACATTCAAGCAGCGAATAAGAATTGTTAAGCAACATATAGGAAAGGCAAGAATAGAAGTTTGTGACAGATATATTATTGTTGTGAAATTTGAGGAGGAATTACAGTGAAGGAAGATATTTTGGGGATATTAGCTGTATTGACTATAATACTATCTTGTTTCTTCAGTAGTAAGAATCAAAAAGAAGAAAATACGATTCACATATGTAATTACAATGATTCTCCTAAGTGTTACGAAAAATGTTGCAATTACTGTGAAATAAAATCTGAATGTGACTGCTGCTGTGGTGGAGAGTGCTCCAAATGTGGAGGATATATAAATAAAAAAACAGATTAAGACACTAAGGAGGTTCAAGTACAGTTATGATAACTAATTATGAAAAAGAGCAAACCATACTTGAATGGCTACGTGAATATGAAGCTTATAAGGCTGGAATAGAGAATTTAAAGAATATCATTGGAGACATTGCAGAAGAAGGAATGGGTATTAATTATGATAAGGATCCTTCAGGGCCTACAAACAAGTTTAATAGCATTGTTGAAAATGCAGTGAGTAAGATAGACAAACTTAATATAGAACATAGAATTAAAGCTATGACTAATAAAGTAAATTACATTGAAAGTGCAATTAGTGTTTTAAATGATATTGAGAATGCAGTTGTCAGAAATAGATGCATCAAAGGATTATATTACTATGAATTTTGCTATAAGATTGGAGCCAGTGAGAGAACAGCTAAAAGAATAAAAAAAGAAGCGCTTAAGAAAATGGTTATCGTTATTTTTGGTAAAGAATAACTTGGCACTATTTTGGCACGTTTTTATTAAAAATATGTGCTAAAGTAGTATTATGAATGTTTTAAAGACTTCATACAATATCGTAGAATTGTTATAATTTTAAACCCCTTTTTGTAAAACCCTCTAAAAGGAACACTTGGTTTAATCCAGGTGTTCTATTGTTTTGGTGTGAGTGGCGGTGTGAAATATTAACCTACACTAAAATAAAAGGAAGTGGTACAAATGTTAAAACCACCTATTAGTAGAATGGGAGGAAAGTCAAAACTAAGAAAAATCATTATTGAGATGATTCCAGATCATCAGTGTTACGTAGAACTTTTCTTTGGAGCCGGTTGGGTTTACTTCGGGAAGGAACCCTCTAAGACTGAAGTAATAAATGATATTGATAAAGAACTGATTAATTTATTCAGAATGATAAAATACCATTCTCCTGAAATAGAGCGCATGCTTGATTATGAATTTTCTGGAAGGGATATCTTTGAAGAATACAAACATGTTTCAGTGGAGTATTTAACAGAAATTCATAGAGCAGTAAGGTTTTTATATTTAATATCACAGAGCTTTGCCAGTAAAGGAAAAGACTATGGATATGGAACAACTGGAAAGCCAGCCCCTCAGATATTCTATAAGAATAAGCTGGAAGAAATAAAGGGCAGGCTTAGAAACACATATGTAGAAAATCTAAGCTTTGAAAGAGTAATTGAGAAGTATGATAGGCAGTATACTTTTTTCTTTTGTGATCCGCCATATTATGATTTAACTGGATATGGGAATGTGTTTGGAGAAAAAGAACACTTGCTGCTTAGAGATAAATTAATAAATCTCAAAGGCAAGTTTCTGCTTACAATAAATGATCATCCACAGGTTAAAGAGTGGTATCTGGATTATAAAATTAGAGAGGTAGAAGTAAACTATTCTGTTTCACGTGAGCAGAGTGCTAGGGGAAAATATAAAGAGTTGATAATCACAAATTATTAATTTTAATTTCATATAATCATGACATTATTAGGGCTTATTACATAAATATAGCAAAGAATATATTTAATATAATATAAAACTCCCTTTTTTATTATATGTACAACTAATCAATATAAAATAAGCACTTGGTGTCATTTAACCGGGTGCTTATTTTTATGCCTATTATTAATTGTTTGTATATAAAAAGGAATTAAGTATGTAAGTATCATACATATTGAAAAATCAATGGTTTAATGTATATTACTAATTGAGTGATAAACATAAAGGTTAAATACCTAGGTCAAGCTATTACATGTTAATAATGTACAAAAATGCACATTAACGTTGCAATAACATGAGTTAAAGCATATAAAGCAAAAATACTGTGTCTTAAATAAGACTCAGTATTTTTGCTTTATTATTAATTATTTTTATATCCTTTAGATGAGATATAGCTATAGTAGCTATATTCATCTAAAGGTCAATTTCCTCTAAAATTTTTTGCCTTTATACTTATAAGAGCAACTCTTTTTACCAATCTTAAAATTAATGGTAAGGCTGCTATAATTAATAAGACAAAGTATAAAATAGAGAATTATGACCTGAATTTTGTAACTCAGGTAATTCATAATATATTCTTTAAAATTGTTTTATTATATCACAACCATATTATAACCGAAAATTATAATTTTATTCAAATGTAAATAATGCAAAGTTGGGGTAATTTATATGGCAATAGAACTAAAAAGGGCTCTTTTTTCATGAAAACAAAACGACGAATAGCTGAGGTGGTGATATGGCAAGGGTTCCAAATGAGAAGGTAAATGAGGCTCATGAATTATATAAAAAAGGGCTAAAACTTGTTGAAATTGCAAAGCAATTAAATATTCCTGATGGGACTATCCGTAGATGGAAAAAAACATATAGTTGGAATAGCGAACGTTCGGATAAAAATAGCGAACGTTCGGAAAGAAAAAAAGGCGGTCAACCTGGTAATAAAAATGCAACTGGACCTCCTGGAAATAAGAACTCTGAAACACATGGATTTTTTTCAAAATATCTTCCAGTCGATACACTTGAGGTCCTACTGGAGATAGAGAAAAAGAATCCATTAGATATTCTATGGGAAAACATTTATATACAGTATGCAGCTATTATAAGATCTCAAAGTATAATGCATGTAGAGTCTAAGGATGAAATGATTAAAGAACTTAAGAGGTCTAAAGTTAAGACAAAGGGTAGAAGCACCGAAAAGGCTTCAACTAATGAATCTGAGGAAGAATATGAATATGAATTTCAGTTTGCTTGGGATAGGCAGGCCACATTCTTGCAAGCACAGTCCAGAGCAATGAAAACCCTTGAAGGTATGATTAAACAATATGATGAACTCCTTAAATCAGAACTTGCAACTGAAGAGCAGAAACTGAGAATTCAAAAACTCAAAAAAGATATTGCGAAAGATGATAACAAGGATAAACCTATTGAAATTATAATAAAACGAAAGGGTGAGGATTAATGCCTATAGAAAAAGAGGTTAATCCACACTTTGAAGATTTTATATTTAACTGGGCATTTAAGTTTTATTTATTAGTAGGAGGTTATGGATCATCCAAAAGTTATCATATTGCTTTAAAATTAGTACTTAAGCTTTTAGAAGAAAAACGAACTGCTTTAGTAGTGAGAGAAGTATATGATACTATCAGGGATTCATGCTTTTCTCTTTTTGAAGAGATAATTACAGAAATGGGCCTCGATGATAGGATAAAATGCATTACGTCTCCTATGCAAATAAGGTTTCCTAATGGCAGCAAAATCATTTTCAAAGGTATGGATAAGCCAGTTAAACTGAAATCTATAAACAATGTTTCAATTATCTGGGTTGAAGAATGTTCAGAGGTTAAGTATGCAGGCTTTAAAGAATTACTTGGTAGATTAAGACATCCTTTTCTATCCTTGCATATGATTCTATCAACAAACCCAGTCTCAAAAGCTAATTGGAGTTATAGACATTTTTTCATGGACAATAAAATACAGAGGTATATCCTTAATGACGTAGATTTATATAAAAATAGAATAGTTATAAAGAACAACACTTATTATCATCACTCCTTAGCTGATGATAATTTGTTTTTACCGCCTAGTTACATTGAGCAACTTCAAGATATGGAATCATATGATCCTGACTTATACAGAATAGCAAGAAAAGGCGAATTTGGAACAAACGGAACAAAGGTCTTACCTCAATTTGAAGAATGGTCACATTATGAAGTATTAGAAGCAATTAGAGCAACAAAAAAACCAATAAGAAGAGTAGGATTTGACTTTGGATTTGAAAAATCATTCAATGCATTACTTAGGCTCGCCATAGATGATGAAAATAAAATCCTTTATATTTATTGGGAATATTACAAAAATAAAATGACAGATGATAAAACTGCTATAGAAATTGAAGAGTTTATAAATTCTCAAGAGCATATAAGAGCTGACAGTGCAGAACCTAAAACTATTAAATATTACAGACAACAAGGATTTAATATAACCGGTGCTAAAAAATTTTCAGGGTCAAGGTTGCAGAATACTAAAAAAGTTAAAAGATTCAAGAAAATAATTTGTTCATCTAATTGTAGAAATGCAGTGGAAGAGTTATCTGAACTAACATATGCAATAGATAAAGATGGTGAAATTATAGAAGATCAATTCAATATAGATCCACATACCTTCTCGGCAATATGGTATGCACTAGATGGATATGAAGTTGCTGACTTGAAAGAACAAAAATACAAAGATGAAGTATATAACAAAGGTAAAGGTGTTATTAAAAACAATCCTAATTCATATAGGAAAGGAGGAGTAATATTCTAATGTCAGATGTAAGAGATACTTTGCTTGGACTTCCTGATATAGAGAAAAAAGAACGAAAAAAGGTAATGGCAGATTACTTTTTTTATAGAGGTAAATGCATAGATCCTAAATTAGCTAAAATAGATAAATTATTTATGGGTCAGAGCTGGGAGATAAATGACAATGTAGACTATGTACCAACGCAGGACATAAGAAATAAAGTTAAGCCACTGCTAAAAAAACAGGCCAGGTTTATGTTTGGTAAAGAACCGGATGTAGTCCTTAAACCGGATGATATAAAAAATAAAGATTCCAGTGATGCACTTAGGATGTTCATTGATAATGTATTTGAACAAAATCAATTTTGGAAGAATACAAGGAAAGCGTTCTTAATGAGCACTATAAAGAAAAGAGTTCTATTAAGGGTTGAAGCCAATCCGAGTATTCCGATTAAAATTAAGTATGAGAATATAGAAGATTTTTATTATAAAGAGAAAAATGGAACTCTTTTAGAAGTAATATTCTTTGAAGAGGATGAAAGAAATGCATTCAAAGACAATGATGGAGATAAAATATATTATGTCCACATTTATTATTATGATAAAGAAAATGAAAATGCCGAAACACAGGCATATTACCGTAAGAAAACCTTCAAAGGAGATAATCTTAATACTCCTCTGGAAGATGTTGCTCAATCCACAGGGTTTTCAAGTATTCCATGTTGGCTGATTATTAATGGCGGTGAGTTGGGAGATGAGTTTGGCGAAAGTGACGTAGATGAATTAAGGGAGTCTCAAAGTCAATATAACCATAAGAATTCAGACTATGCAGATGCCTTGAAATTTCAGATGTTTGGGTCAGAGGGTGTAGTAGATGGTAACCCTGAAGATGTAAATAAACTCACAATAGCACCGAATGCAGTACATGCCATAAGAACCGATGCTACAGCTGCTGAAAATGGTAATCAAGCAACAATACAAAGGCTGGAATATAACTTTGGTAGTGCTGATGCTGCAAATTCATACTTGGACAGAATAGATAAAGATATGAGAGATTCACTTGATATGCCGACTATTAAGGATCTAACTAATATCCCTAGTGCTAAAGCCATGAAGTATCTTTACAATGATTTAATAACAAGATGTGAAGAAAAGTGGAGTGATTGGGGGCCGGTTTTTAAAGACTTAATTGAATTTATAATTCAAGCAGCTCAATACAGTTATAAAGGCATTTTTAAAAGTGAATGGCTAAATCTAAATTATACTTTATTGTTTAAGCATAACTATCCATTGCCCTCTGATGAAGAAGATAAAAAGAGGTTGGCAATAGAAGAAGTTGCTGCTAACGTTAGGAGTCATACAAACTATATAAAAGAATTTAGTGACGAAGAAGATGCTGAAGCACAATTTAAAGAGATAGTAGATGAATTAGTAGTAATTTCAGAAGCTGAAGCAGATTCATTCTCTAAAGCAACAAATACTGAAGGTAACTCAGGCAGCAGTTCCGGTGGTGGTGGTGAATAGTGAATGAATACCAAAGGCGAGTATTAGAAGGTAGAAAGAAGTTTTTAAAGCTGCAGCAACGACAGGAAAAAGAATTGCTTAGAATATATAAGCAAGCAGCTAAGCAGGTAACATATGAGCTTTCTAAAAGCAAGAATGGAACATTAAACCAAAGATATTTAAGTATTCTTAATAAGTCAATCAAATCTTATGTTAAGGAGCTCAATGCAAACCTTAGTAAATCAATTGCAGAAGAAACAGCTCAAAGTTCCAATATAGCAGCACAAACGCAATTAAGCTTTTTTAATCTGCTTTGTTTTTCTGATAAAATAAGCTCAGGTATTGAAAATGGTTATAGAAATCTTAGTTCAGATGTAGTTAAGACATTAATAAACGGTAATTATTATGCAGATGGCAAAAGCTTAAGCCAGCGTATATGGACCTTGATCAAAAAGAATGCAATGGATATAGACCAAATAATAAAAGTAAATGTGGCAAAAGGAGCAAATGCAGGCAAATTAGCAAAAGAATTAAATAACTATATAGATCCTGAAAATAGAATGACTACTAAAACAAGAGTGCCCGGAATTAACAAGAACATATCTTACCAGGCTCAGAGATTGGCTAGATCATCACTTACTCATGCGAGCAATGAAACATTTATTCAAGGTTCTAAGAGGAATCCATTTTGCATTGGGTTAAAGTGGAATTTATCATCAAGTCATTATGGAAGACAAGTAAAGCGTTGGGGTCCAGATGAATGTGATGATTATTCAGGAAAAGTATATGAGCCTGATGATTATCCAGTGGCACATCCAAACTGTTTATGCTATCCAACGCAGGATGTAAAAAATCCAGATGAAGCTAGAAAAGAATTAATTGACTGGGTAAACGGCAAAGATAACCCAAATCTAGATAAGTGGATGAATGACTATGGTGGGGAATTCGGAATTACCTCTAATAAATTTGATGAATTAGTAGATACAAATCTTGGGAATAATGGTATAATAAAAGATATACAAGTAGGTAAAAGTCTAGGAGCAAAAGCAAAAAATCAAAATGTATTATTACCAAGTGGTGAGTTTGTTAAACTTGCGGAGGGTACTAAGATAACAAATGTCAAGGTTATTGCTGGGAAGGGCAAACAAAGGCAAATAGACATAGAAGACATTCTTGTTGATAAATATGGTGGTGATTATGGCAATTGGCAGAAAGCTAAGGGATTTGGATATGTTGATTATGAAGGAGAAATATTAAAAGCTGAATTGCATTGGTACCAAGAATCTAAAGCTGGAATAGTAGAAGTAAAGGTTAAACCACAAAAGGATGGAGGTGTATTCATTTATGAAGATTAAATATATAGGCAATAAAGATGTTATTAGTTTAAAACATAATAAGATTTATGAAGCAAGACTCCTTGAAAAAGGATGGTTTGGAGTTGTAGATGAGAGCAAAGAGGAATACGCATATCCACCTACTTTGTTTGAAGTGGTAGAATATTAGGCACTTACTGGAATTTAAATAGTAGGTGCTTTTTAATTGGAGGGTTATATGAAAATTAAATGTGATGATTGCGAAACTATCTTTGAATTGAATAACGATTTTAAGGCTCAATATCTGGAAAAAGGTATTGTACGAACTTACTTCATATGCCCCAATTGCGGTAAGGAATATACAGCTTATTATACCAATAAAAAGGTTAGAGATAACCAGGAGAAAATAAGAGAGCTTAGTGAAAAAGTTAAGAAGCTGCCTGGTAAAAAGGCTTTGAATATAAGCTACCAAATTGAGGAGCTTACAAAATCAAATAAATTAATCATGGGTAAAATCAGAAAGGAGCTTGAGGGTGGGCAAGACAGACCAATATGACAAATTGGAAGATTCTATTGCGGAGTTGCTAGTTCAGATTGAAAAAGGTAATTACAAAGACAACCTGGGACATGAACTTAAAAACAATAAAGCGTATATTGATATCAAAAAATTAATTGAGACATAGAGATATGTCTTTTTATTATGCTTGAAAAAGGAGGGCTATATGAATATACCTAAAAAAATAAGAATAGGCAGCATGGACTATGAAATTATTTATTGTGAATCACCTTTAATAGTAGACAATAAAGTATGTTTTGGTAGTATGGATTATGATAAAAAGACAATTAAAATAGCCAAAGGAATGCAAAATATTCAAGGTGAGGAAGAAACTTTTCTACATGAGATTTTCCATGCGGTATGTGCAGAACGGAACTTTACGTATGCAGCAAATGATGATGAAACTATTACAGAAGAATTAGCAAGAGGATGGCACCAAGTTATAAGAGATAATCAAGAGTTGTTTCTTCCATGTTCTTTTAACATATGCGAAACACTGAAGAATGACGATGGAAAGGGCATAGATACAATTAGTAAGTCTTAGAAATAAGGCTTTTTATTTTACCTTAAAATCGTCTTTTTAAGCTTTAATTGCAGACGTAAAAGAATAAAGAAGCAACTCTATTCCGTGGTCGACACCCACGTAAAAAAGCGTAACTAGAGGAATTAAGGAGGAATTTTTATTATGCCAAAATTAAATGAAATTATTGGTGAAGAGGCTTTTAAAGCTCTTCCGGAGGAAACAAGAAATAAGTATAAGGAAACTGATTTTGTAAATAGTGTTGAGTATGTCCCTAAAGATAGATTCACCCAAGTAAATGATTCCATGAATGAGTATAAAAAGCAGGTAGGGGATAGAGACAAGCAGCTAATAGATCTGCAGGGAAAAGTTAAAGACAACGAAGCTCTTGTAAAAGAAATCGAAACTCTCAAAACTACTAATTCAACTACTGCAGCAGATTATGAAAAGAAGCTTGAGACATTAAGGTTTGAAACAATCATTAATAATGCCTTAAAGGATAGTAAAGCAAAGGATATCAATTTAATTAAGGCTTTGCTAGACAATAATAAACTCAAAATTAATGGTGAGGAAGTTATAGGGCTTAAAGACCAATTAGAGACTATTAAGAAGGACAAAGATTACTTATTTGAAAAGGAAGTTCCAGGTACTGGCACGTTTAATACTGGCGGAGCTAGTGGAGGAAAAGAGACAGATCCTGAAAACTTTGCTACTCAGTTAGGCAAAGCAAAGGCAGAACAAATAAAAACTAAAGGTATTACTGATTTTATTAAATAGGAGGTAATGATTTATGAGACAATCTAGCTATTCAATAGGTACAAGCCAAAAGGACATCAGGGCATTAGCAGGGGAACATTATGTAAATGTAAATATTAAAGCAACCAAATCTGATTTAACCGGAGCCTTAGTTAATGGGATTTTGGAAGCAGGCAATTTAATTACTGCAGATGGTAAAGTTGCAACAACTACTGGTACAGTTGAGGGAACGCCTGCATCTACTACTGCATATGGTGTGCTGTTCGTTGACGTTGATTTTAACAATTCAAAAGGTACTGAAATATTACCAGTGTGTATTCATGGCTTTTTAAAAGAGTCTGCTGTTAAATTTTCTGCCGATACAGTAGTTGACGGAAAGAAAGCAGAAAAAGCAGCATTAAATATGATTAAATTTTTATAATTAAGGAGGAAGACATATGGAATTAAAAGATTTTATAAACTCAGCCAATATAGCATTATACATGAAGGAATTACCTCAAGAAGCCACTATAGATAAAGTTTTATTCCCTATGAAAAAACAAATGGGAACCGAAATAGAACTTGCTAAGGGTGCTAAAAAGAAAGCAGTAGCATTAAGAATGTCACAATTAGATACTGCTGCTAAAGTAAGAGCATTAAGTGCAACTTTAAGCGTTGAAAAGAGAGAATTACCTTTCTTCAAAGAAGCAATGGGCATTAATGAAACAACAAGAAGAGATTTAGTTAATGCTGCTAATTCAAATAACCAGAACTTCGTTGAAGCATTAGCTAAACAAGTTTTTGAGAACTATGAGAACTTAATTGAAGGTGCAAATATTCAAGCAAAGAGAATGAGAACATCTTTGATTCAAGATGGTGAAATAAACATTGTTACTGTTGATGGGGATATTGTTGTAGATTATGGCGTTCCTAATGATCACAAAGAAGTAATAGTAAGTGCAGGCGATATGTGGAATGATCCAGCTGCAGATATCGTAGGAGATACTAAGCGATATCAAAAGGCTATTACTGATGACCATTATACAAAACCAACTATAATGTTGTTAACTGAAGCTACTTTTGATGCAACATACTTAGTAAACACCGCAATAATTAACCATTTAAAAGGCGGTGAAAGCACTAAAAATATGATTTTATCCCAAGCAGATTTTATAAATTTTGCTAAGGATAGATTAGGGATATCAGTTGTATTCTTGGAAGAAGCTACTTATATTCCAGCAGAAGGCGCAAGTGATCAACCATACTACGAAAATGGCAAGATTACTCTTATGAGTGGGACAACATTGGGCAATACAGTGTATGGAGCTACCCCTGAAGAATGGGATAAGCTTTATGGCGGTGGGAAATTAGATACTTCATTGGTTAATAATGCTATCGCAGTAACTTCTATGGTTAAAGAAGACCCAGTTTCATTAGATGTAAAAGTATCACAAATGGTACTTCCAAGCTTTGATAGAGCAGATGAATGCTTCTTTGCTACTGTTTACACTGTATAAAATTTAGAGAGGGTTCACAGCCTTCTCTTTTTATTTTCAATAGAAAGGAATGATATTAATGGCTAAAGATAAACAAAATGAAATTATAGAAGAGAGATCAGTAAAGGTAAAGGCTAAAGTAAATTTGAAATATGATAAAGATGTTATTAAAACTGGAAAAGAATTTCTAGTCAGAGACTCAGATGTTAAAGCAATAAAAGATTATGTTGAAGTATTGGAAAGACCAGAGCCAAAAACGGAGTAGGTGATCTAATTGGAAAACTTAGTTCTATTAAAATTTAACTTACAGGAGAGTCAGTATCCTTATTTTTCTGATTCAGATCTCAGTATTCTATTAGAATCAAATGATAATGATGTAAAAAAGGCTAGTTACAAAGGATGCTTAATGAAAGCCCAAGCTGATGACAGTATAGATATTGGACCATTAAAGACAGAATCCAATAGAGATTATTGGTTAACTCTGGCTAATAGTTACAGGAGTTCCGGATACAATACCACAATGAAAAGGGCTGATGAATTATGATAAATGTAGCTAGAATAAAGCAGAAGGTGAAAAGAGCAATAGCATTGAAACCTACGCATATTATTTTGATGAGAGAAGTTAAGACTGGCAATGGCATGAGGGGAAGTAAAGAAACTCCTGATATTGTTGCAGAGCTTGATTGCTTCATTAATGACTCTAAACATTCTGTATGGCAACCTCAAGTAGCCGAATCCGGGACCATACAAAGAATTAGAGCATTAACTTTATTAGCAGTTTGTGAAGGCTTTGAGATAAAGAAGGATGATTATTTTATAGCCAATGGATTAAAGTATAAGGTTACTTATCCGGGAATGATTATATCAGATGTTTATAATTCTGACTTGGAGGTGGTTTAATGGCTGATGGATGTAAGATTGAGATGAATGGTTTAGATACTGTAATGAAAAATCTTAAAGAGTTTGCTCCAAGGTTAAAAGCAACTCTTCTATTAGATGCACAAAACATTGCAACAGAAATGGAAAGATGGGCTAAGGAAAATGCGCAATGGACTGATCAAACTGCACATGCTAGATTATTTTTAAATTCTAAAGTTAGATGGATTAACACAAATACATTAATGGTTTCATTAAGCCATACAGTAGAATATGGAATATATTTGGAGCTGGCCAACGAAGGTAAGTATGCAATATTGGAAAGAGCTATTCAGGAGTTTGCCCCAAAGTTTATTGAGGGTTGGAAGGAAGCAATTCAAGAAACAAAGGTGATATAATGGACAGAAAACAGATATTTGATATATTAGATCCTGTTTATCCATGTTATGCCATCGGGGAGCATGCAAGAGAATGTGAAGATCCTTATGTGGTATTGAAATTTGATAGTCAGTTACAAAGCGTGAATAATGCCAAATGTGGATGGCAATTAGTTCACGTTTTTTTATATGCTCCTCTTAATGATGTAACTGTTCTTGATGATATGTTACTTAAGGTCCAAGCAGCTCTAAAAACAGTTTTGGAATTTACCGGGGAAATTACTCCTGAAATAGTTGACGATACTGTAAAGGCTTATACAAGAAGATTAAAATATAAAATACCTAAGGAGGTAATATAATGGCAGATATATTATATAATGTTAAAAAAGTTGTAATAACTGAACTTGACTCATTAACGGGCCTTGTTAAGAGTGGCGCAATTCCGGTAAATATCAAGACTGCTGAACAAATCGAAGTTACCCCAGTAGAATCTAAGGGTGATGAGAAAGTTCACAGAGATGATGATACCATTTTGGCAATAGCTAGAACACCTGACTTGTTATATGGTTATAGTTTGAAATTAACAGATAACACCTTTAATCCCCTTGCAGCAAGTTTAATAGAAGGTTGTTCACTTAGATACAGCGGACAGGATATTGTAGGGTATGATGCTCCAATGCTAGCAGATGGAGACACCAAGAAGCCTTTCAAAATGGATGTTTATGTGGCTAATTATCAGGGCGACAATATTAAGAACTACATCAAGCTTACCTTTAATAAATGTAAAGGTAAAGCTTCTAAAGCAACATTTAAGAAAGATTTTTATGCTCCAGAATTGGAGATAGAAGCCAGAGAGAACACAAAGGCAGGAAAGACTTCAAAATCAGTAGATTATGTTGATACATTGCCTATAGATGATACTACTCCACCAACACTGACCATGGTTTCCACTGGAACAATAGCTAAACCAGCATCAGTAATTGCAAAGTCAAATGAAGCTGGTGCATTATATATGGTTTCTTCAGGAGCTGTGGTAACAAGTGTTATTCAGCTTAATACTTTAGTGGGTTGTGGATTAGGTTCAGTTGTAAGTGTTTCTGCTACAGATACAAATACTAATATTCCTACAACATCACTAACTGCTGGAATTTACAAAGTATATGCTGTAGATATTGCTGGCAATATCTCAACGGGTGCAAGCATAACAATATCATAATAAAATAATTTTTATAAAGGGATTTGCAGGATAATTACCTGCCCTCCTATTCCAAGGCATTGTCTTTTAGTGGACAGTGCCTTTTATATTATCAAAAATTTAATGGGAGGAATTTAAATGAAAAAAATAATGGATTTAGGAATAATAACAAAGTCAGAAAAGGTATTAGTAAGCAGTAGAATTGTTGCTGAAAAATTTGATAAGAGACATACTCATATATTAAGGGACATAGAAAATATAACTTCAAGCAACTCGACCCAAAATTGGGTTCAGTACTTTATTCAAGGCGAATATAAAGATGATAGCGGGAAAGGTAATAAAGAATATCTTTTGACCAGAGATGGATTCTCCTTGCTTGTAATGGGATTTACAGGTAAAAGGGCTTTGGAATGGAAGTTAAAATACATTGAAGCTTTTAATAATATGGAGGGTTTCATTCGAGAGAAGCAATCTACGGAATGGAAAGAAACAAGGATAAAAGGTAAATTAACAAGAAGGAATGAAACAGATATAATTCTAAACAAATTAATCCCATTGGCTGAACTCCAAGGTAGTAAGAATGCAGGTAAACTTTATATGACCTATAGTAAGCTTGTAAATGAATGTGTTGGTATCCCAGCCAATAGTAGAGAAAAAGCAACCAGAAGGGTACTGGATATTATTTATAACATTGAAAACCTTATTGAACATGTTATAGAGGAAGAATCAGATAAAGGTACTTATTACAAAGACATTTATCAGATATGTAAAGGTAAATGCAAATTGTTAGTTGAACTAAGCTACTTACCAGAAAATAAGCTTATAGCTTAATTTTAATTATAAAAAGGAGAAATTTATATGGCAATAACAAGTTTAGATAAAATAAAAGAAAAAGCAGTAATCGAAGTTACTTTACCAGGTTGGGACAGTGAGCCCTTTGTGTGCAAACTAAAGAGAATCAATTTAATGGATGCAATGGCAAAAGGAATGATACCTAATCCTTTGATGGGAACTGTAATAGAGTTATTTGAAGGTAAAATTTCTAAAGAAAATATAAAAGATACAGAGGAGAGATATAAAAAATTATATGATGGGTTGTCTTTCTTTTGCCAGGAATCAATGGTGGAGCCAACATATGATGAAGTTGAAGCAATTATACCTTTGACGGATAATCAAAGATTCACTATATATAGATTTGCTACAGATGGCATAATGCCTTTAGCTCCCAGTACTAAAAAGTAATCAGATTTATTCAATTATTAGTATTTCAAAAAGGTTTAGCAAACTTCCATCGGAGATATTAAGAATTCAAGATGAGTATACTGCATATTGCTTTGATGAAGCTGTAAATGAAATTATAGCAAGATTTGAGCATGGCGAAAAGCCGAAGATGGAGAATTTAAATAGGGAAAGTAAACAAGAGAACCCAGGATTGAAGTTATTACTTAAATAGTATTCCATGAATTAATACAACAGTATATAATATACTTGTATTACAATATGTGGGGGTGTTATTTATGAAAAAATATATAGGCATTATAATTATTACAATAATGTTGATTTCTTTGAATGGATGCAGTAACAATAATAAGCAGGCTCAAACTAATAGCCAGACGACCAGTAATAGCGCAACTCAAGAGAAAGATAAAAATGCTACAGCAGAAACCAAAGTAACCCAAGGAGAATTATTTGATAAAGTAAATGCAGTAGTTCCTGTAAAAGAAATTAAAATAATAGAGGATAAAGAAATTGGATTTAAGAATTTAAATATAAGCATAAATGTTTCTAATGGAACTGCTGTAGAGGAGCTTGATTCATACACAAAAGAAGTAGTTAAAATTCAAAGAGGCCTCAATGATTATTTCGCAAATAATAATTATTTAAATATAACATATGTAATGTATGTTGATAATGAAATGAAAAGCGTTTTAACAAACTATAAAAAACAAAATAACCAGTATAATTTGGAAAGTACAACTATAATTGACGAAAAATATAAAAAGGCAGCGCAGGCCTTGAATTAATTACAAGAATCACTTAGGTGGTTCTTTTTTTATGCCATAAATAAGGTGGTGAGATATCATGGCTGTAGATTTAGGAAGTATAAACTCAAGTATGGAACTTCGGTTAGATAAGTTTGAAGCCAGCGTGACAAAGGCACTTCAAGGGTTTTATAAGTTACAAATGGGAACAGTAGATAGTTCAAAACTCATGGATAAGAGTATCTTTACTGCAGTAGAAAACATTAGTAAAGAAATGAGAATTTGGGAGCTAAGCAATGGATCTACCCAAAGCTCAATGTCTAAACTTGAGAGCAAAGCCTCCGGATTGAAAGCTCAAATTGCTTTATTAGATGATGAAATTAAAAAATCAAATACAACAATGGAAGAAATAGAAAATCAATTTGGAAAGAATTCTAAGGAAGTTGATGTATATAAATCCCATCTTTTAGATTTAAAAGTAAAACAAGCAGAGTTAACTTCAGAATTCAAGAAAACCACTACGGAGGCAGTAACTCTAACAGGCAGGATAAAGCTTTTAAGTGAAGAATATGAAAAAAACCGTGAAAAGATGCTTTTTTTGACTAAAACAGGAGAGTCCTTTAAAAGTTTAGGAAGCGAATTAACAATGAAAGTCACAGCTCCTATAGTAGGACTTGGTGTAGCAGCAGCTAAAACATCAATTGACTTTGAAGCTGAAATGAGCAAAGTTAAAGCTATTTCAGGAGCAGTTGGTGATGACTTCACCTTACTTAATAAACAAGCTATTCAATTAGGTGCTGATACAGTATTCAGTGCAAGTGAAGCTGCTGAGGGTATGGAAAATTTAGCATCAGCTGGTTTTAATGTTAATGAAATTTACTCAGCAATGCCTGGAATGTTAAGCTTAGCAGCCAGTGGTGACATAGAGATTGCAGATGCTGCAGATATTGCTTCAAGTGCTTTAAGGGGGTTTGGATTAGAAGCCACCCAAAGTGGACATGTTGCAGACGTATTGGCAAAGGCGGCAGCTGATACAAATGCTCAGGTAACAGATATGGGATATGCGTTGAAGTATGCTGCAGCTCCAGCCCATGCACTAGGTCTATCATTAGAAGAAACTGCAGCAGCAGTTGGAATCATGAGTAATGCTGGAATTAAAGGTGAACAAGCAGGTACCACATTAAGGGGAGCACTTACAAGACTTACAAATCCTTCGGATGATGCTGCAAAAAAGATGGCTCAATTAGGATTTAACGCATTTGATAGTCAAGGTAAGATGAAATCACTTGCAGTTATGATAGGTGAATTGCAGGATAAGACAAAGGGTCTTACTGATCAGCAAAAACAACAAGCTATTGCTGAAATATTTGGTCAAGAGTCTATGTCTGGAATGCTTGTATTAATGGGCCAAGGTAAGGATAAAATCCAAGAACTCACCAATAGTTTTAAAAACAGCAATGGCGCGGCTGAGGATATGGCGAAAATAATGCAGGATAATGTTAAAGGTGCACTTGAGCAAATGAAGGGTTCCGTTGAGACAGCAGGAATTCAACTAGGTAACGCTTTAGCTCCGGCTATAAAAGATGTTGCAGGAGGTATTAAAGATTTAGCTGATGGATTTGCTCAATTAAATCCAGAAACTCAAGCTACAATAGCAAAAGTATTGACATTAACTGCAGTAGCAGGACCAGCAATATTTGCAACAGGTACCTTAGCTGGAAGTTTAGGAAATATAATCTCTGCTGGTAAGGCAATAGGTTCATTATTCGGAACCACAACATTAGCTGCAGAAGCATTGGGAGCCGCAGGCACAGCAGCAGCACCAGGTGTAACAGCTTTTGGAACTGCAATTGCAGGGGCATCCTTCCCAATACTGCCAGTGGTTGCGGGAATAGGTATGTTAACAGCAGCAGGAGTTGCACTAGCGGTAAATTTAAACCAAGATTGTGTGCCAGCAGTAGATCTGTTTGGAGAGCATATAAAAAAAGCTGCAAATGATTCAAGTTACTTAAGTTCAAAAACAGGGGCAGTTGTTAAAGAAGTAGACAAAGATATGACTACAATTTCAGACACAACTAAAAAGGCAATTACAGCATATATAGATCTTGATAAAAAAGCCGGGACATCACTACTGAGTCTAAAAGCTAATAATGCAAAGCTAACTGGTGACATATCTGATGATATGAAGAAAAATATAGTTGAAGATTCAAAAAAAATAGCACAAGACTTAAAAAAGAGTACTGATGCTATGTCTAGTCAAATTATTTCAGGATTGAACAAAAGAGCCAGTGAAGCCGAGGGGACGTTTTCTGAATTCTTTAAAAATGCAAAAGGAATATCTACAAAAGAACAGGCTGATATTCTAAAGAAAACTCAGGACGGTTATAAAAATCAAGAGAAAACTGCCCAGGATGCAAAAGATAAAATTAATGCTATATATCAAAAGGCAGCTGATGAACATAGGGCTTTAACAAATGATGAACTTAATGATATACAGAAGCTTCAGGAGCAAATGAAGCAACAAGCAATAAACACTCTTACACAATCAGAACTTGAGCAGAAGGCAATTTATGAAGGCATTAAAAATAGTGCAACTACTCTTTCTACTGAACAAGCCTCCGAAGTTGTTAAAAATAGTGCAGCCCAAAGAGATAAGACAATAGCTGCAGCTGAAGATCAGGCTAAAAAGGTTGAAGCTGAGTGGGTATATCAAAGAGATGTAACAAAGTCAATCTCTGAAGATCAAGCTAAAACATTAATAGCTGAAGCTGAAAGGCAAAAGAAGGAAAGTATAGCTAAGGCTAAGGAACAGCACCAGGCTGTAGTTGATGAAGTTGGCAAACAATGTACAGATGTTAGCAAGAAAATAGATGAAAAATCTGGTGAGATAAAAACAGCATGGCAGACCCTAATAGATTGGTTTGACCAACATGTTATACACCCCAAAGTTCAAGTTGATAGTAATTTAAAGGATAATTCAAAAGGCCAATACACAACTGGAGGAGCGGATGATGGATATGCATCCGGTACCGAATCTGCGACAAGAGGCTGGCATCTAGTTGGTGAAAATGGACCTGAGATATTATGGTTTAATGGTGGGGAGACAGTATCTACAGCAAATGAAACTAAATCTATGTTTAATAATGTTTCTTCAGGAGCAGCATATGAATATGGAAGCGACTTTACAAAGGGATATGCAAATGGAATAAACGATAATACAGGCAAAATAACAGAAGCTGCTTCAAATGTTGCTAATAGCATTTACAAGCTTCTTCACTTTAGTGTTCCAGATGAAGGCCCTTTAAGTGATGCGGATACGTATGGCACAGATTTCATGCAGTTAATAGCGGATACAATAGATCAAAACAGCGATAAGCCTGCAGATGCTGTTAAGAAAGTTGCTCAGCTGGTAAGTGATAAAGTGCAGTCTATGAAAGACACTTTAAAAAGTGATGCACAATCACTTAATGCAGAGCTAACTCAGCTTAATAAAGAGGAGGAAGTGGCCTTAAGAGGATTAAAAGGATCTCAGAGAAATGCAGTTAAGGATGAATATGATGCTAAAGAGCAGGCTGTAAAGGATCAGATACAACTTAGGAAAAATCAGGCAGACAAAGAAATAGCTGAGATAAAAAGAATTGGAAATGCCAATAAAGATGAACTTAAAGAAGAAATTGAAGCTAAGAAAGAGTTTGTTCAGAAGGTAGATAATCTTGAGGACAGTTTAAAAGATGCACTTAAGCAAAAATATAAGGAGGCGGAACAGGCTCAGGAGGATGCTTTAAATGAAGAGTTAAATAACCTTGATACTTGGAAAGATGAATCTGAAAAAAGGATTAACTCTGTATATGATACTAAAATTAAAGCGATCGAAGATGCTGCAAATGTTCAAATAGATGCACTCCAAGATGAAATTGATGCATTAGATAATCAGCAGAAATTACAAGACAGAGCTGATCAGGATAAAGAAGAATTGATGAATATAGGGAAGCTTCAGGATGCTATTAAATACGAGCATAATGGCTTTAACAAAGCTGAATTACAAAAGCAATTGGATCAAGCAGAAGCTGATAGAAGTAAAAGATTGGCTGAGTTGGCTATTCAGGATAAAAAAACAGAATTGGAACAGGAAATGACTGATATTAAAAATGCTGCAGAAGCTAAGAAGGATCTTCTAGAAGAACAAAGACAAAATGAACTTAGCAATCTAACAAATATATATAATTCTGAAAAAAATTCATTAAACAAAAGATTAGAAAATGTTAAAAAGTTTTATGAGAAAAAGCTTGGGGATGCCAATATTGAAGCTGAAGCTGAAAAGTTGATTATGGACAATAATCAAAAAGCAATAATAGAATTACTTCACACCTATGAGCCACAATATGAGGCTGCCGGAAAGTCCTTAGGAGAAAGGCTGGCTGCAGGATTTCAGCCTCAATTTGATAAAATTAGTTCCATGATAGATGGTTTAGCAGCTAGATTAAGTGCTTTGAGTGATAGTGCAACAGGCTCAAGTTTCTTGAGCGACATTGGAACTGAGTCAGTAAATTGGTATGCTAGTGGAGCGATATTTAACAGGCCAAGTATAATCGGAGTAGGAGATGATGGGGGAGAAGCAGTAATTCCTATAGCTAAATTAAGCGGAATATTAAGGGATACATTAAAAGACTTAAGCGTAGGTAGTTCAGGAGTAATAAATAGCAACGTTGTCATTAATAGCCCGATAGCAAAATCGCCGGCAGAAGAAAGACGAGCCTATGAGACAATAACTAGAAAATTAGCCTTTAATATGAGGTGATGAAATGCAGAAGCTAATATTTACAAACAATAGGGGTCAGAGTATTGAATTAAATAACTCTGGCCCATTTAAATTGAAAAAGTTTGAACAAGGCAACCCTAAAACTACAATTATTTCTACAAAATCACCTGGTCAAGATGGAAAAACCTATCATGAAACTTTATTAGAAGAGCGCTCTCCTCAAATAGAGGGCATTATTGATGGAGTAGATGATTTAGACTTATTTAATAAAAGAACTTATCTTTATAGTGTGTTTAATCCTAAGATACAAGGTACCTTGACTTATATAAATGATTCAGGAACACACAAAATAGACTGTATTGTTCAAGATGGGCCTGCATTAAAGGACAAAGTAGAATATGTGCAAGAGTTTTTAATTCAACTTTATTGTCCAGATCCATATTATAAAGATCTTCAGGAAACAAAAGAAGAAATAGCTCTATGGGTAGGAAGTTTTGAATTCCCGTTAGAAATAACCGAACCCGGGATTGAGATAGGGCATAGAGTTAGTACATTAATTGTAAATGCTAATAATTCTGGTGACATTGCATGTGGCATGAGAGTTGAATTTACTGCATTAGCAAGTGTCGTTAATCCAAGCATTTTAAAAGTGTATACTCAGGAATTTATAAAAGTTAAAAGGACTTTAGAGTCAGGGGATAAGCTAGTTATAACGACTCACTTTGGTAAAAAATCAGTGGAATTAATTAAAAATGGAGTTTCATTAAATGTATTTAATTATATAGACCTTAACACAACATTCTTGCAGCTTGAAGTGGGAGACAACCTGCTAAGATATGATGCAGAGCAAGGAATAGACAATTTAGAAGTAGCAATATATTATACACCGCAATATGTAGGAGTATAGGAGGTGAAAGGCTTTGGAGAAATCAGGAATTTTTAATAGTGTAAATGGCGATAGAAAATATCTAGCCAGTGATTTTGCAAATTATTTTAATTCCTTTATTGAGAATGGAATATTCCCAAATCCAAGTACAAACCTGCAGGTTATAGCAAATAGTAATATGACTATAACAATTAAAGCAGGAAAGGCATGGATTAATGGATTTATTTATTACAATGACAGTGATTTGATTCTACCTATTGGCGTAGCTGATGGCGTTTTAAAAAGAATTGACAGGATAGCTGTACAGTACAGTTTAGTAAATAGAGAAATAAAATCTGTGGTTAAAAAAGGAGTTTTTTCTAGTAATCCAGTTGCATCAAATTTGCAAAGAGATGCAGATAAATATGAGTTGGGTATTGCAGATATATCCATTGCAGCAGGGGCAGTCAGTATACAACAAATAAATATAAACGATCAAAGATATAATGATAGTTTGTGTGGTATTGTTAACAGCTTAATTAGAGTTGATACAACAACATTATTTGATCAGTTTACAGATGGTTTTAATGCTTGGTTTGATGGAATAAAAGGTCAATTAGGTACAGATGCAGCTGGTAATTTGCAAAACCAAATCAACAGCTTAAACAAAACATATGGGGGCATATCAGCGCCAACAACTATAAAATCAGGGGATTATTGGTATAAGGAGTTGACATAAGATGAACAATGTTTCTATAAGAATAATATCTGCTGATTTTCAATTACTAGGAGAAATTGATGATTATGAAAGCTTACAGTTTATAAGAAGATTCTACGAAATTGGAGAGTTCGAACTTCATATTAATTTAGATAAAAATAATACTGATAAACTTGAGGAAGGTAACTTGATTTTGCTCGGAAACAAATTAAATAAGGTAGGCATTATAATGCATGCTGAAATTGAAGATGATGATAACGGCTCTACAACCTTAATAATTAAGGGACCTACTCTAAAAGGTATTATGTCCAGGAGATTAATAGTTCCTCCAGTGGGATTAGGATATGACAGCCAAACCGGAAGTAAAGAAACAATTCTAAAGACTTTTGTAAATAATAACGTGGTAAACCCTATTGATCCTAAAAGAAAAATACCACAGGTTATTATTGCAGCAGATCAACAAAGAGGTAGCCAAGATGCATGGAGAAGTAAATTCGAAGTTCTTTCGGATAAACTTACAGAAATCGGAGAATATACTCAAATAGGTTGGGATGTTGCTCTTGATATTACTAATAATACATGGGTGTTTGATATTGCTATTGGGAAAAACTTAGTTGCTAGACAAGATATATTGCCTCCGGTTATTTTCAGTACAGAGTTTGACAATATAAAAAATCCGTATTATACCTCGAGTCAATTAGATTGCTATAATGTCGGATATGCTGGTGGACAAGGCGAAGAAGAAAATAGATTAATTCAGCAGATAGGTGAACAGACAGGCTTTGATAGAAGAGAAACTTTTTTAGATTGCAGTCAAGCAACAGATGTTACTGAATTAGTACAGCAAGGGAAACAGCAGTTAGATAAACTTAAGGATATTAGGACATTTGAATTTGAAATAATTCCCAATGGGTCCTTTTTATATGAAGAGGATTATGATTTAGGAGATTACGTAACAGCTCAAGATAAGAAGCGAGGAATTTCTATGGATGCACAGATAATTGAGTTAAAAGAGACATATGAAGTGAATGGATTTACCCTTGAAGCAACATTTGGAACTAACATTCCAACAATAATAGATAAAATTAAACAGGTTTCAAAGAGGATGCCATTAATAGAGCAAACTGGTTCAATTAGTGGCAATATTGATGGAGGTAGTTTTGTTTAGAAGGAGATGGTTTAATTGGCTACACAAACTATACAAATAAAAAGAGGTTTAAAATCCGATCTTCCAATATTAGAAGATGGAGAAATGGGATTTTGTAAGGATACAAAGGAAGTTTTTATCGGTGATGGCACCGTTAATACCCTTGTAAATGAAAATAAATCATATACACATAATCAAATATCTCCTGCATCAGAATGGGCAATAACACATAATCTTGGTAAGTATCCTTCTGTTGATGTAGTAGATAGTGGTGGGAATTTGGTAATAGGAGATGTGGAGTTTATAAACTCGAATAAAATAGTAATTAACTTTAATGCAGCATTTGCCGGAACAGCATATTTAAACTAAAAGGAAGTGAAACATTGAAATATTTAGTTAATCTTGATTTAAACAAGAATGAGCTACAAAATGCAAAAATACAAAATTTGGCCACAGCTCCGGTAAACCCAGGTGAAGGACAAATTTATTATAACTCCGGTGATAAAACTTACTATGGCTGGACTGGAGCACAGTGGAAGGATTTAGGTCAGGTGCTTGATGGAATTGCAATAGTAGCATTAATTAATGCATGTAGTTCGATTATAGATGATGATAATTTAAGTATCAATGTCGCTGATGCTCTTACCAAGAGACATTCACATACTAATTCAGCAATTCTAAGTGCTATAGAAGTTGCTTTCACCAATGCATTAAAAACAAAGCTTGACGGGATTAGTGCTGGAGCAAATAAGACAACCTCTTCCAGTACAAATGGTAACATTAAAATAGATGGTACTGAAGCAGTAGTTTATACGCATCCAGGTAGTGGCACTAACCCACATGGAACTACTAAAACAGATGTTGGATTAGGAAATGCAGACAATAAATCCTCAGCAACAATAAGAGGTGAAATAACAAGTACTAATGTAACCACCGCACTTGGGTTTACACCAATAAAAAACGGAGGAACAATACCGGAAATTAGAGGTGGAAATGATGCAGATAAACCTGCAGCTACAAGTAGTGGACTTGTATATCTAGCCATAGATACTAAAAAAATATGGAAAGATACAGCTTCAGGAGTTTGGACTCAAATGGGAGGTCAAGATACTCCAATAGCTACTAGTACATTGTTGGGATTAATAAAAATAGGCGCTAATCTTTCTGTTTTGGAAGATGGCACATTAAATGCAAATGATAATCCAGCTTCATTCATAATAAAACATGAAAGGTTTACTATAGCAGGAGGGCAGACATCTTTTACACTTACAAAAGGAACTTACAAACCAGGCACACATACAATATTCTGGTTTCTAAATGGAGATAAGCAAGATAGTGATGCACTAATAGAAACCAGCAATACAGTAGTAGGAATACCTTCAGGGCTTCCTGATGGAAACGAAGTAATGTTTGAGTATTTTGAAACTATTAATGCCAATCCATTTCCCAATCATGCTGCAGAGCATTTAAGTTCAGGGGCTGACCCTATTCCAGATGCAACAACCTCACAGAATGGGCTTTTTAGTACTATAGATAAAACTAAGCTTAATAATATAGCAGCAGGTGCTCAGGTAAATCAAAATGCATTTTCTAATGTCAAGGTAGGGTCAACCACAATAGCAGCTGATACCCCAACAGATACAGTAGAATTTGTAGCAGGAACTAATGTTGTTATCACCCCTGATGCAACTAACGATAAAATAACTATTGCTTTAGGAAGTGCAGTTGAAACTACAACAGGAGCACAGACGAAAGCAAATACAGCAGAAACCAACGCTAAAGCATATGCAGATACTAAGGTTGCAGGAATAGTTGATTCGGCTCCAGGTACATTAGATACTCTCAATGAACTTGCTATGGCATTAGGTGATGACCCTAATTTTGCAACAACTATATCAGCTTTAATAGGTACAAAAGAAACCCCTGCAGGAGCACAGACGAAAGCAAATACAGCAGAAACTAATGCTAAAGCATACACTGATACTCATGCAGGAGATGCAATAAAGCATATCACGGCAACAGAAAGAACATCTTGGAATAGTAGAACAAAAAAATACTCTGCAAATATTGGGGATGGAACATCTACAACAATTACTGTAAATCATAATCTAAATACTTTAGACGTTAATATTCTAATAAAGGAAACTTCATCGCCATATAACCAGGTGATAGTAGATACGCAGCCAGTAGATGTAAATAATATAAAACTTTTGTTTGCAGTAGCTCCAAGCTCAGGACAATACAGAGTGGTGGTCACAGGATAGGAGGGAGGAAGATATGTGAAACTATTTGGTTTAGAATTAAAATTTAATGGTTTTGATATTTGGCATAAAGGGAATTTTACACCTCCAACAACATTACCGGCTAATGGTGGCAATGCTGATACAGTAGGTGGCAATTTACCAAGTGCATTTGCAACATCTGCACAAGGCACAAAAGCCGACAATGCGTTACCAGCAAACAGTAATGCTGTATCTGCCACAAAACTACTCCCAGCTGATACTAGGTCAACAAATTTCGTTCCTACTGCTTATTCTGGATTGTCTGTACATTTAAAATATAATACAACTGATGGACTAACGGACGGGGGTACTTATCATGGATTAGTTAATATCCAGCAATGGTCGGATCTTAGTGGAGGAAGTACTCACCAATTAGGATTTACTGATAATGGAAATATGTTTATGAGAACTGCTACAAGTGCTACGACATGGGGTACATGGTTTAAAATATGGAATGCAAATAACATAATTCCGATAACATCTGGTGGCACTGGTGCTTCAACTGCATCAGATGTATTAACAAATTTAGGATTAACTGCTACCGCATCTGAATTAAATTATACAGATGGTGTAACAAGCAATATACAAACACAACTAAACGGCAAAACACCATTTTCTACGTTATCGGCTACAACTCCTGCAACCGCAGGTTGGTATAGAATAGCAACCTCATCTGTAAATATAGGTGCAAATAGTGCCATGTTTAAGATAGAATTTAGTGGCACTGGAGTAATGGGAAGGGCAGTATTTATAGCAAGTTGTCATAATGGAGTAGCTACTGGTTCAGCAATAAATCAGTTAGGATTTTCAACAACCGCAGGAACATTAGGTTTAACTCAAATAAGAGTAGTATATCATACTACCTATACAGCAAATTATGCTTATGTAGAAGTATATAATCCAACTGCTTTAGCAATTACTTATACAGTTGATTTAATAAACACTACAGGATGGTCATTGGTAACTCCTAATACAGCGGGGAGTATTCCGACAGGATATACAAACGAATCATTAACCCTTGACACAGGTTTTGTATCAGCGGAAGATGTAACTGCTACTGGACAATTAGTATCCAAAGCAGCACCTGGAACACCACCATTAGTTATTACAAGTGATACAGTTGTTCCTAATTTAAACTCAAGTAAATTAGGTGGACTACCTGTAAATACCTCAGGAACAAACAATGTAGCTAATCAAGTAGTTAGAACAGATAGCAATGGTTATCTTAACACTGGTTGGATAAATACAATTAGTGGCACTGCTTCTGGCACTCTTACAAGGGTATATTGCTCTCAAGATGGGTATTTAAGATATTATTCTCCTGCTAATTTTATAAATTCTTTAGATTTAGCAATATTAACTTCCCCAACATTTAAGGGAATACCAAAATCAACAACTCCTACAACAGCAGACAATAGTACACAAATAGCTACAACAGCTTTTGTAAAGGCGCAAGGATACATAACAAGTGCAGGTAGTGGGGCTAAAATAACTACAGATGCATCGGCGCCAAGCTCTCCAGGTCCGGGAGATTTTTGGTATAAAGAACTATAAAGGAAGGTGATAATTTATGGCAGACAAAAATATACAAATGACACAACGAAATGCTGCTAATACTGCATGGGATAATATATTCCCTTTAACAAAGGCGGCTAATGTAATTGCAGCAGATGGAACGACAACTTTTGAAAAGCATTTGGCGGATAATGAGTATCAAACACCAACAATAGTAGGCACACAAATTCGAATTACGCGACAATCTGGTACAAAACGACTGAGCTTTTATCTTAGTGCAGATTTAAGCGGGGGAAACATAACAATATCTTTAGATGGAGGAACAACTTCTCAGCCTTTAAAAGATATAGATGGTGTCCAGTTAACACAACTCTCGAAGGGTTACGTGGAGGTTGTATATAACACAACTTTTTTTACTTATGCTCCTAAAGGGGCATTGAAAATAACAGGTCAAAATGAAATAACAGCAGTTTTCCAAGAAACTATAAACAAATATGATGCTGTATATATTAAAAATGCATTTGATTTTGATACATGTACGGCACTTACTGCACCTACTACATTGCCTACAGGTAGTGCAGAAGATGTAGTATTTAGTGCAGATGGAATATATTTGGCAATAGCACATGCTACAACACCCTTTATAAGTATATACAAAAGAAGTGGTGATACTTTTACGAAATTATCAAATCCTTCTACTCGTCCCACAGGTAATGCTAATGGTGTAGCATTTAGTGCAGATGGAATATATTTGGCAGTAGCACATACTTCTTCACCTTATGTAAGTATATACAAAAGAAGTGGTGATACTTTTACAAAATTATCAAATCCTACTACATTACCTGCGGGAGATGGTAATGATGTAGCATTTAGTGCAGATGGAATATATTTAACAGTAACCCACTCTACTTCACCTTATGTAAGTATATACAAAAGAAGTGGTGATACTTTTACAAAATTATCAAATCCCGATATAATACCTGCAAGTTACGGTCATAATGTAGCGTTTAGCACAGATGGAATATATATGGCAGTAACACATGCTTCTTCACCTTATGTAACTATTTATAAAAGAAGTGGTGATACTTTTACAAAATTATCAAATCCTAATATAATACCACCTAATAATTGTTATGGTGTAGCGTTTAGCACAGATGGAATATATTTGGCAGTAGGTCATGACACAAATCCATGTATGACTATTTATAAAAGAAGTGGTGATACTTTTACGAAATTATCAAATCCCGATATAATACCTACAAATCCACCAATGGGTATAGCATTTAGCACAGATGGGATGTATATGGCAGTGGCACATTTTACTTCACCTTATGTAACTATTTATAAAAGAAGTGGTGATACTTTTACAAAATTATCAAATCCTACTACATTACCTATGGATTATGCTAATGGTGTAGGATTTAGTGCAGATGGGATGTATATGACAGTAGTATCTGATACAAATCCATATATGGTTACTTATAAAGCCACTACCAGTATATATAAGGCATTTAAGAGCGATAATTTATTAAGTAATGTTTTAACAGCAGATGGATTAGGCTATGCAAAAGCATCGGGAATTTTAAATGACTATATAAAAGTAATGAGTTTATGGATGTAAAGGAGGTAAAAAAATGAGTAAATTTTATTTACAAGTAGACAAGACAACAAATGTAATTACAGATGCCATAGAATATCCGTATGGAGATTATGTGGAAATAGAAGTAGAACAATTACCTGCAGGAGTAATGGGTGGTTGGTATAAATTAGAAAATGGGAAAATAGTGGAATATCCTGATTTAAAGCCTAAGACTACAGATGATAAAATTGCAGAAATGAACGAAAATCAGCTCACAATAATGGAAGCATTGGCAGATATATATGCGGCTATTGCTACTACAACATAAGGAGGTAAAAATAATGGTTGATCTTTATTACAAATTAATTAAGGCCGGCAGAAAAACTATTGCGAATGTGCCGGAAAAATTTAGAGCAGAAGTACAAGCTCTGCTTGATGCAGATGCTTAGTATAATAATATTTAAAATGTTAGGAGGTAAAAACATGATCGACTTATATGTATGCTTAATAATCAATGGAAGAAGGACTTTTACACAAGTTCCATCAAAGTTTCAGGCAGCTGTTAAAGCAGATCTTGCAGCTCTTGGTCTGGACGAGAACGGTAATGTGATAACTACAGCATAAATCAAAAGGGCAAAATGAGGAGCTTTAGGGCTTTTTTATTTTGCCTAATTTTAATGTCGGAGGTGGAACATGAATGGAATAACCATAGGTGTTATTTGTTCGGTGGTTGGAGCAATAATCGGAGTTCTTGGGTTTGCTCGTTACTCAAAACAAGATACAAAGGAAGAAACTCGAAGTTTTACAAGGGTGGAAACCAAAATAGACCTCATGGGAGTAGATGTAAGGGATATCAAAACTAAAATAGATGTCCAGACAGATACGAATGCTGTTTTTGAACATAGACTTACCAAAATAGAAGAATCAACCAAATCAGCGCATCATAGGTTAAACGATCACCTTGGGATAAAGGAAGGAGAATAGTATGAATATAATTAAAACAAATTTAAGCTTTGGGAACATGACTTATGGCAATAAGCCTAATGCCTTGGTATATCATCATGCTGAAGCTCCAAGTTGTACAGTAGAGGACATACACCAATGGCATAAAGAAAATGGTTGGGCAGGTATAGGATATCATTATTTTGTTAGAAAAGACGGGTCAATATACAAAGGCAGGCCAGACAATGCTATAGGAAGCCACTGTCTTAATCATAATACGAATACACTTGGGATATGCGCAGAAGGAAATTTCGAAACAGAAACAATGTCAGAAGTTCAAAAACAAGCATTGATAAATCTTGGAATTTATCTTAAAGGACTTTATGGAATTACCGCATCATATGGACACAGGGAATTAATGTCCACAGCGTGCCCTGGAACGAATTATCCTTTAGCAGATATAAAGGCATCTATAATAAATGGAAGAACTTCTAAAACAGGTTGGTACCTTGAAAGTGGTTACTGGTACTACTATAGCAATGGAGCCATGGCGAAGAATACATGGTCAAAGGATTCTTCCGAAAGGTGGTTTTATTTAGGGAATACTGGGGCTATGGTAACTGATGGCTGGGCAAAGGATTCATCTAATAGGTGGTTTTTTCTTGGTTCCGATGGAGCAATGGTTATAAATACATGGGCTCAAGATTCTCATGGCTGGTGTTACTTAGGTTCTACTGGTGCATGGGATGGAATATATCATACAGATAAAAATAATTAAATTTTAGGAGGAATATATTATGGATACAAATTTATTAAATACACTTGCTATAGCATTAATACCTTATGCTGCAGCTGCAATTTCAACAGGATTTTTGTGGATTGTCAAAGAGGGAGTTGCATTAATTAAAGCAAAAAAAGGCAACGAATCCTATATTGCTATAAGAAATAATGCTGTAGACACATGGCATGAAATAGAAGAAATATACAAATCAAATCCTAAATTAAAGACTGAGGTAGATTCTAAATTAAATACTTTTGCTGCTTCATTAAGAGCTAAGGTACCAGGTATTTCAGATGAAAATATAACAGCTCTCAGTAAGGCTTTGAATCATGAATTAAGTAAAGACAAGCCTCTCATAGCTGCTACTATTTATGATTCTCCAATAACTGCAGATCCTACTGAAGGTACAGTTAATGCTCAAGTAGCTGTTCAAGCGGTACAACAAACAGTACAGCAAGTTGTAGCAACAGTTAAATATTTTGCGCCTGATGGTACAGAATTAGTACCTGCCACACCTGCTGTTAACAATACAACAGCACAATAATTTTACGCCTTGGGGAAACCCAAGGCTTTTTGTTTATAACTGCTTATAAACTGTAGAATGTTGCACCAAATTTCTGTTAGGAAATTCATTTGGCATTTTGATACTGCAAATAAGCAGTATACTTTTTTAGCACTAAGTTTTTTGTGTATTGCTCCATATAATCATAATCTGCATTGTCATGCTCATCAGTTGGAAGCATTATCCTCATCTTCTTCAACCTATCTTGACTTATTGAATATCCGTGGCTAAAACATACTCTTTGCTTTGATAAAGATAAAGTGATGTATTGCATAGCATATTTGCTTATATTGAGTTTGGGGTATAGAGCATATACATGAGTATCTAATAAGAATTTGTACGGCTGGTAATATGCTAAACCGACGCCGCCATCACCATCATTATTGAGAGTAATACAGTTGCCTCGATATGTTCCCTTTCTATCGTTGTTTGATACAAAAAAACCTTTCAGTCCATTGTTCATATTTTTAGCAGAAATCAACATATCATTTCCCACTACAAGCGAATTCATATTATTTTGGTTTCCTCGCCGATAATCGAACAAATCCAACAGTCTAAAACTTCTCCACATTTTTTCTCTCAATAGAGGTAGCTCTTTGTATTCAAGTTCAGTTATTTGTTTTTGTGCATATTCGGCATATCTTTGCTTTTTCTGCTTTGCTTCTTCCTTAGCGTAGGATTCCATAAATGCATAATCAGGTTTGCCTTGTTCGTCTACTGGAATTGATATTAGTTGTCTCGACATCCTATTTGCATTAAATTTATACCCATAATTGTATTTTGACTTTTGTTGAAGTATAACTGTTTTGAAAAACAGCAAAATGTAAACATTATCTTCATGTTTTTTTAGATGAAGTCTTTTTACCGAATCAGAAAATATACATTCATATGGATGATAAAAACTTATAACCATACCATTTCCGTCATAGTTCACACCAAGCACATTTCTATCCAATGACTCGTTTTTATCGGAAACGAAATTTGTAATTCCATTTCCGGAATCGGTAGCACCTATGAACGGTCGTCTTCCTTCGTGCATACGTTCTGAAACAAAACGTTTTCCTGAGCTAATGGTAAAAATATCAGATAAATAAAATTCTTTCCACTCTCTATCATTTAGGTTCAGCAA